TAGTTTACGGGTGGGGCTAATTGTGGTACACTAAGAGCAAGTATGAATCCAGAAAAATAGAGGGCTGGCTGGGGTGTTCCTGATCACCAAACGGACTTTGCCGTATCGACTCCCGTTAACTCCGGAGCTTGGTCACGAGGGGATTGGCTAACGACACTCGTGAGGGCACGCCTGGCAACCTCTTAGGAGAATGAGATGCTGGTTTTCAGACCGGTCCGCAAATTTGTGGAGCTAGACACTGCCAGCGGTAAGCATGTTGCGCTGATGGCAGCAGTCGTGCAGAATACAGAGTGCCCCACCTATGCGGCAATACTCCGCTTTCAGGATGGGTATGTGATCGTCAATTCGTATGTGTTGCGGCTGTGGACTTCCAAGCCTACTCCGCAGAGAGGAAGATAGTACTGTGAAACTAGGATTAGCCCTTCGGGCAATACGGCTGAGCCGTGCCCTGCCTCAGCGCAAGGCAGCAGAGCTCAGCCTGATCAAGCCTAGCTGGTATTCGCAGATTGAGACCAATCGTCGTGTACCCAACTGGGAAACTTTATCGCGCATCACCAAGACGCTCCAGGTGGATCTCTGGGAAGTTATCTTCATCGCCGAGCTCCCCTTGGACCGTGAGTTGCCGTCTGATCTGAGAGCAGTTCTGGACGCTAGCCCTAAGCTGGCTGGATTCTATCAGGTAGCTCTGCAAGTGAATCGGGATCCAGGCATGACTACGCATGATGCCCTGCCCACAACCATCCCCCTGCTCGATCTGGAGAGCCTATGAACACCCACCCCATCCTGACTGTGAAGGACTCCTTCACTCTGGAGCTGGAGTTCCCAGGGTGGAGTAGAGCGATGCTGGACGCTACTAGGGAGAATCTGATCTGCTGGAAGCTCCGTCGTGGGAGCGAGAACAAGTTGTGGGCACCTCCCCTGGTGCTGGCCATGTGGGAAGCACGGGAAACCTATCCCAAGCTCCAGGTAAGCAAGGAGGACCGTGAGCGCTTGCGCTTCCTGGCATTGGACCGTACTGAGGTCAATCCCGGAACACCAGTCTTCAAATCCCTCAAGCCGGTTCAGGTCGAGCCTACGGGCAAGCTGTGGAAGCGCAATAGAGCAATCCTAACGGCAGCACCTGGACTTGGGAAGACCGTGATGGCCCTGGTAGCGCTTTCCCAGCGTCACGTGGACCTGCTGGTGGTAATCGTTCCTCTGACTAGCTTCGATGGCTGGGCTGAGGAGATCGACCGGTGGCTTGTACCTAGCCTGCCTCCGCATGAATTTTGGAAGTGGAGGGAACGGTCCCAGGTGCAGCCTATTGAGGACCGAGACAAGCCCTTAATTGTTCTGACCACCCCTAGCGTGATCACAGGCATTACGGATATGCGAAGCGAGTACGGGGAAGGACTAGGCTCAGTCTTTATGGATGCCTCTGACCTCGACTCCTTCCTGATCCTGGATGAGAGCTTTCTCTACCAGAACAGGAAGAGCGGTCGTACGGAGGACATGACGGAGCTAGCCTGCAACTTCGCTAATATCTGGATGCTCAGCGGGATGCCGATTAGTACGGCCAATGATGACCTGTTCTCGCAGCTCAAGATGTTATACCCTAAAGTGTTCAGCTCCTACTGGAAGTTCGCAAGACGCTACTGCCTAATTGAGACCAACTTCTGGGGAACCAAAATCGTAGGGAACAAGCTAGACAGTGAGGAGCTACTACGGCGCGACCTAGCCGACATCGTCATCTCGTGCGAATACCCTGAGAATGTTCCAGGGTGGATCGTTCGGTCAGAGCCTTGCCCGATGACTGCCAGACAGGAAGAGATCTACCTATCTGCCAAGGAGCTTCTAGCTGTTGACGCCAAGACGCTAGGCAGTGAGAAGCCGCTGGGCATCAAGAAGCTAATAGCCCTAACGACCCGCCTACTACAGATCGCCAGCAACCCGCTGACCCTTGAGGGGGTGGACGAGAGCGGGAAGTGGGAGCGTCTGATGGAGCTGCTAGGGAGCGGTCCCCAGCCTGCCCTGATATGGGTAAAATATCGCATAACAGCCAAAGCCATAGCCCGTAAGATAGGATATCGCTATCCGCTGTACAGGGTCGCCAGCGTCACCGGTATGACCAAGCCCAGCGAGCGATACAAGCACGTCACTAGTTTCCAGGAGGGGAAGCTAGATGTTCTGATCCTGAACGATAGTGTAGGAAAGTACAGCCTCACCCTCACAGCTGCCAAGGTAGCTTACTATCTGGAGCGGAACTTCGACGGTGAAGCCTACTACCAAAGTCTATATCGTGCGAGACGCATCACCAGCCCCCATCCCGTCGCGATCGTACACCTGCTGAGCACCTACGGCTCCGGCGGTCCTACCATTGACCAGGTTGTTCACGATACACTGCTGGACCGTAGTCAGAACGCTCAGCGGCTGACAATCGGCCAGCTCATAGGGAGTTGCTGATGGACCCTAAGATTTTGAAGCCAGTGAAAGCCCGTATAGATCCAGAAACTTTCCAGGAGGTATTGTTCACAAGAATCAATACCTCCATCCAAATCCTGATGGCCGCTGACTATACGGAACTGTACGCCACTTCACCGGCTGGCAAAGCCCTTACCGTTATTGCTGCCTATACGGGCATAAGTGATCTGGACTGGCTGTTCGAGGTATTCAGAACCGGCTCCGCCACTACTCCGGAGGAGGCTGTTCTGCTATACAACCAAGAGCTAGATGACAATGCGGCACCGTTTGGTGTGTAGACTGCTAGGGAGGTCCGTATAGGGTGTTGGCAGTGGTTGGTGTGTATTTCTATTGATTGTTGTAGTTTCGTTGTATTTAGAGCCGTTTAAACAAGAAAGGAATTCTTATGGCCAAAGAGCAGAAGAAAGAACAGAACAGTGAAGATCTAATGACAGCCAAAGCGGTCGCCAAGTTTCTGAACATTAGTCGGCAGCGGGTTGGCCAGCTTCGAGTGCAGGGAAAGCTCAAGGCTGTGCAGGTGGGTATCTGGCTATACAGACGGGAAGATGTGGAGAAGGCGAAGAAGACTCTCCACTTCAACTCCAAGCGGGAGGAGCCATGCGCCGACTCCTCCTAGTCGCAGCCCTATGCTTACTGCTGGGACCGAAGCCTGCTCAAGCCCAGGAGCGGTCCATTGAGGATTTGGACCGTATAGCGCCATGCGAGCGAACGGTCCAACGCTATACCAACTGGGAAGAGCTACCGGACAAGCCAGGACTGGGCTATCTGGTGCAGGTGGACTGGGCTATCCCGGAGGGGCTTCTCGAGTGTAAGGCAGTGTATCATTTTCGCAATGCCTTACTGAGCAGCGGAACTGCCAAGAACGTATTTTGTTTACCGATGGACCGTATCACAATTTTCTGTGGGACCGTTATCCGTTACCCTGCCAACCTAGTTCTGCTGGGGACCCAGGGTGTTGCCAGAAGCTATGATACGGAAACGGAGTGGATGTTCGCACGAGCGAACCTATACTTCCCAATAGCAATGGAGATTTCAAGATGAGACTGGAGCAGAATCAGATTCTACTAGTGGCGAGCCATAAGCTCCCCAAGACCATGGCACCCTTCCAGGAGGTTCTCATCCTGCATATCATGGAGGACCCACTGGCTGGGACCGCTATGGTGGAGGTGCGAAACATCCACGGTGAGCGCCAGAACTTCACCTCCCTGGAACTGCTGGAGGGCAATCTACGGGCTATGCACCTCCTGGAAGTTCGGCAGGGTGCAGAAGCCTACTGCCATGGGAAGCAACCCACCCCTGAGTGGTCCCTGAGCAAGCGGCTAGGCTATGCGATGGAGAAGGAACTACAGATGTGCAAAGAGCCTAGAAGCCGAATGGAAGTTTCCGACTATACCTGCCAAAATTACTAGCCAACTGGCTAGGTTACGCCAGCACAATTCTGTAGTACAATTAGCCGTAGGAGAGCCAAGTGATTACACATTACAGCCACAGCAGTTCGACGACATTTCGCAGGTGTACTTACAAGTTCAATGAGATGTACGTACACGCCAAGGAGGATACTCCTCCAGAAGCCCCTAGCCGTGGCAGTCGGATGGGGAAAGCCGGTCACCTAGCCCTTAAGGCTTGGTACAGCGGCAAGCCCTATCAGGTGGCAGAGGACTGGGCCTATCAGGAGTTCAATCCCCAGTCGGAAGAGGATCTCCAGGAGTTCAATAAGTTACGGCGGACGCTAACGTTCTACTGGTCGAATACCCTGACTGACCGGTGGACCGTTGAGCTTGTAGAGCAGGAGGTGAAGGTCAAGCAATACATGGGCATTCTGGATCTGGTGGTACGGACGCCCAATGGCCAGCGCTATATTGTGGACCATAAGTTTCAGAAGAGCAAGTCCACCTCGCACCTGGATTCGACGCCTCAGGTGTCGTTCTACCTGATGCTGGCTAGGGAGTTGGACCTCAAGGTTGACGGGCTATTGTACAACATTATCCTGACCAGCAGTGAGAAGCCTGTCCATCCTGTGCGGAAGATCTGCTATCGGTCCACCAACTTTCTGGACAACTTCCAACGGGAACTGGACATCCAGATTGAGCAGATGAAGGAGTTCCAGAAGACTCCGGTCCCCATCCGGAACTTCACAGAAACTTGTACCTGGGAATGCCCCATCAGGGAGCATTGCCTACACGAAATGGAGCGCCCATGGCGACAGAAGACAAAGGGCTAACAGCCGCAGAAAGTAAGTTTGGTGTGTGGGATGCCGGCATCCAGAAGCCTAGCGGCTACAAGGTGCTGGTGTACGGGACTAGTGGAAGCGGGAAGACCTACTTTGCAGCCAGCTTCCCCAAGCCTCTATTCGTTGACCTGGAAGGAGGGATGCTAAGCGTCACCAAGTTCAAGCCCCTACGGGCACCCAAGGACTTTGGTCGAGTGGTCAAGGATTTGGCGGAGCTTAAGTCCATCGGTCTGGAAATTCGCAAGATGCTGCTCGATGGGACCGCTCCCTTTCAGACGGTCGTAGTGGATAGCCTGAGTGAGATGCAGGAGTTGGTGATGCTAAACATCCTGGCTACCTACGACGCCAAGCGCCAATACGACGACCAGCCTACGCTGACCGACTACGGCAAGCTAGGGCGTGATTTCATGAGTGTGTTCAAGGCTTTCCTACGGTTGCCCTGCAACGTGGTGTTTACGAACGTCGTAGCGCCCAGGACGAACGAGGATGAGCAGTTAGCCCCGACCTTCATGGGCAAGAAGATCGGGCCTGATGTAAGCCGGTTAGTGGACGCGATCGGCTTCACGTATACCCAGCGGACCGGTAAGGGCGAAGATGCCGAGATCCGTTACCTGATCAATTTCGCCAACACTCCGGACCATATCGGCAAAGACCGGTTAGGTATCGGTCCCAAAAGCAAACCCAATAGTTTCAACAGTGTGTTCAAAGGAGCAACAGAATAATGGCTAAGGAAATTAAGATCAATTTGGCTCGCACCGGTGGTATCCTCCCTGATGGCGTCTACAAGCTGCGCATCAAGGCGATCGAATTCAAGGAAGGACAGAAGGCTCCCTACTTCGCGGTGCAGCTGAGCGTGGAAGGTCGTACTGCGACCGTGTTCGACAATGTCAGTACGGCTGAGAACGCTCGGTTCCGCATGGAGCCTTTCCTAGACGCTATTGAAGCCCCAGCCTCCGGCAACCTCACAGCCAAGGGCATCATCAAGCTGGCGACTCGGAAGGTTGTATACGCTAAGCTGGGCAACGAGGATTACAACGGTCGTCTCAAGAACACAATTGCCGCCTATCTCAAAGCCGAAGACGGGGAGCGCCTGATGGCAGAGCAGGTCGCTCCAGAAGAGGAAGAATTGATCGATGCCGAGGACATTGAAGAGGAAGATGAGGATGGGGATGGATTCGACGTTGACGACGATGACGCAACCGACGATGACGATGGCGATGAAGGATCCGGCCCCAACCTCCCCTTCTAGGATTTCCTTCGATCCAGGCCATACGACCGGCATCGCCTTCCGGAAGGAGGGGGGTGTCCGGTTCGTAGCAACCGTATATCACACCGAGCTGGATTCCTACTTTCTGAAGCAGCTGCACAAGATGTGGTATCCGCAAGAGGCTATCGTGGAAAGTGTTCCGCCCAACAATCCTGACCGGATTACCCTAGGTCTCTTCCACCTTATCTGTGAGGAGCTCCGCAGTACTGGAATCAGGGTTGTGACCGTTATGCCAGGTACTTGGAAGCCGGTTCGACACAATGCCAAGCCCTTCTGGTCTGAGCACTTACGTGATGCCGTAGATCTTCTATACTATCCATAAGAAATTCGGGGGAGGAACTCCACTCCCCCAGGAGGTGTTATGAGCAATCCACAGGAGCAGGTATCTGATACAGAGAAGTTGGAAACTCTGATCCACATAGCCAAAGAGTGGGAAGCCCTTATTCGGTCCCAGCTGGTGACAGTGGGCATTTTCGAGGCTGACATCACAGTGGGGATCGCCAAGGCTATCAAGCGGCTTAGTGAAGCTCGGCAGCACGGTCTATCCACCATTGAGGAGATGTCCAGCATGAGACGCCGCATCTACATGCTGGAAGCCGGTCTTACCACCTGTGTTGAGGAATTGCGCATTCGGGGGTTTGATCAGACCACAGTCCGGCATTACGAGAGACTGCAAGCTGACGACTTTACCCTGGGGATTGGGGAGAAGCCATGACCGCTTTCTATCGTCCGGAGGTTGTTATCTTAGGTGGGGGACCGGGAGCGGTGTTCGCCTATTACGGTGCGCTGGCAGCAGGTGTACCGGCTGCCGACGTGCAGATCTGGGCAAAGGATCTGTCCTACCCGCCTGGTGCCTTCTGGCTGCACGCTCTTCCCGCCAATTGCCCCTTCCAGGCTGAGCCGTCGGAGATCCTGGTCCAGCTGCTGGGGAATGAAGAGGATTATAGCCGGAAGCAGTGGGGTGAGGCATTCCCCACCAGTGCCTCTGCGTATAGCGGGAAAACGCTAAAAGCCTATAATCCCCACCAGGTGTTGCCAAAGCTGTGGGCGGAGGCTAACGTGCGCCGTATGGACACCAAGTGGACACCCGCTATGGTAGAACTGCTGGCGGCTGAGCACAGCAAGGTCATCGTCACCTTCCCCATTGACCAGCGGGCAATCAACGAGATGAGCCAGCTGAAGATACCCGTCTACGTCGCTGATACCGAAGAGGATACCCTGTGCTGCATCTACAACGGCATCCAGTGGAACTCCTGGGTGCGCCTCACCCGAGCTTTCGGGAAGCTCAATATCGAATACCCAGCCACCTACCTTGACCGGATGGATCTGCTGGAGCGGGAAGAGAATATGCACTGGGGACTGAAGGGTAAGATTGTCAAGGTCCCTGAGCTTCACCCTAGCGTGAAGACACTTCCCCACAACACGACGGGCTACAGAAATAACATCCTGATGACCGGTCGCTGGGCCACCCTGAATCGCAAAGCCCTGAGCCACGACAGTTGGACCGATGCCTATTGCTTCCTGACCGAGCAGGAGGTAGAAGTATGACCCTAGCCAGCATCTGGAAGCAACAGCAGAAGTACAACGATCGAATTAAGGAGCGCCAGAATAGAAGCTCAGCCGAGTGGATGGAGGTATACATCCTAGGGCTTATGAGCGAATGCGGTCAGCTCCTGGAGGCCATGCGATGGAAGAAGAACCGGCTGCAGACGGTAGAGGAGTTCGGTCCCAACGTGCCGGAGGAGCTAGCCGACATCACTAAGTTCGTCCTCAGTATGTGGCAGCAGATAGGCTTCACGCCGGAGCAGATGATAGAGCGGGTCCACCGCAAGGGCTTGCTTCTGGATAGCCTATTCACCCAGGAGTTCGAGACCCAGCTCAAGCCGGATGTGGTCGTGTTCGATGTGGATAACGTCCTGGCAGATACGCAGGAAGCGCTAGCCCAGTTCTTCGATCTGGAGCACTTTGACGTCAGCAAGCTGCGGTCCAGCATCCACCTGGACCTAGCCGCCAACCAGCCCTTCGACGAGTACAGGCGCCTCAAGAACAAGTTTGAGCTAGAAGGAGGCTATCTCAAGCTAGATCCGATCTACCCTATCCGCTTCCTGTTCAAGGAGCTTCGCAACCGTGACATCAGTATTGTTTGCTATACGGCTAGACCGGTAGATGTCTTCAAGCGCATTCGCCAGGATACATTCGAGTGGTTCCTGGAGTTCGGGGTGAAGCCTGACATTGTCCGGTTCGGGCGTGAAGAGAGGATAAGCTGGATCGCAAACCTTATCCGAAGCGGTCACAGGGTCGTTCTGATGGACGACGATCCAGGTATAGCCGTCAGAGCAGAACTCAATAATGTTCCTGTGATCGTCCCCTATCAGGAATACAACAGTAAGCACAGTAACTTCAACGGAACTGTCAACGATCTTATTCAAGTATTAGAAGGGATGTTATATGAGCAACGATCCAAGAGCAGTGGAAACCCCTAGGAGAGTCCTAGAGGGCAATTGGCGGGTGAGAGCCTACGTTCGCACCAGCCCTGCTGGAAGCGCCCAGCCAGAAGCCTCTCGCAAGCCTACCGCAGGGTATAAGCAGATGGAGGAAGCCCTGGAAATGATGAGCGATCTTAGCAATGCATTGGCCGGAGGGAATTCTGCGGTCCAGCAGGATGGCGTATCCAGGGGCTTCCCGCAGATGGAGGACCCCCAGATCCGACACCATGAGGAGCCCAAGGACGAGGAGGGAGAGTACGACCAGGAGGTCCTGGAGATCATCGAACGAGCTATGACCCTATTCGTCTGTAAGAACGCCGAGTACGGCAACTCCATCGTTCGGACGGGTGTCATGGGCAGCGTAGTAGCGATGACCGGTGACATAGCCCGTCTACGGGCTATGGTGTTACGGTCCCAGGGTAGGGTCCTCGACTTGAGCAATACCCGCGACAAGCTGCTGGACATCCTTGTGCAGGCAGCCATCGGTATTCTCATGCTGGACCGAGGCAATATTGTAGGGGAAGACTAGGGGACGTAATCACCTGCAATACTAGCCAGCTGGCTAGGTTACGCCCACAGGCAAAGTGTAGTATAATTCGGTTAGGCTATTCACCTGCAAGCTACCATAGTTGGTAGCTTGCTCTATACCTGGAGAACAAAATGACACAAACCGCTATGTACGATGATTCAACCGTGATGACCACCAGCCTTTGTCGCTACATCCTACGAGCGCAGCCGGTGGCCACCCTTCTGCACGCTACACCGGAATGGGTGGTCGCCCAGGCCACCAAGGGCTATACCGGTCACTACAGCGCCGATCCCCTCTCCCCTGAGGATCAAGCCCTATTCTGGAAGGAACTGGGCAACACCAAGCTGAAGGGACCGATGGAGATGGCCACCAGCTTCTGGCTCATCGAGGACGTTACCAGAGGCTTCACCCACCAGCTAGCCCGTTATCGGCTAGGATTCAGCATGGTACAGGAGAGTCAGCGCTTCAGTAAGCAGACCGGCTCATTAGCCCGTATTGTGATCCCTACCAACATCGTGCAGAACTCCAGTGCGATGGAGGAATTTGTGGAGGGCTGCGAAGGAGCTATGACGGCATACTTCGCAATGCTAGACGCTGAGGGAGTGGAGACACAAGACGCCAGAAGCTTACTCCCGACCGGGATCTGCACCCGCCTGTACGCCAACTTCAGCATTCTAAGCCTAGCCCACGTATATGAGCAGCGTCACTGTTGCCAAGCGCAGAGTGAGGAATGGTCTCCCATCGTGGCTCAGATGAAGCAGGAACTCCTGGGGAAGGGCTTTCCTCGCTACGCTGCAAGCTTGGTAGCTCCCTGGGAAAACCCCACATGCGTCAGCTGCGGCTTCGGAGCTAGCTTTGACCGACCCTGCAAGAATCAAGAGAAGTTTGACGCCAACCTGGAAGCCTTGTTCTACAGCCGTCTGTAGGGAGGAAATACAATGGAAGTCAAAGATCTGATTATGCTGAAGGGCCATTCCTTCAGCCTGGATACGGAGACTACGGGCTTACAGTGGTACAAGGATGGCCTGATCGGCATCTGCGTTCACTGCCCCGCCCTGGGGTTGACCGAGTACATCTTCACCTGTACCTATCAGGATATCCAGATCCCCACTGGGCGTAAGAAGAAAGTTTGGACCGGTGAGTATACCTACCAGGAGACCGGGGAGGTGAAGATAAAGAAGGTTTGGACTGGCGAAATGCGCAACGGCTCCAAGGTGTACGAGGACCGTGAAGAGCCAGTCGTCAAGAAGGTCAAGGTCAACAGAGAGGAGCAAGCCTACAAGACGGAGAATACAGCGGTCCCCATCCCCGAACTTCGCAAGCTGGCAAATGAGGTATTGATGGAAGTCCTCAGTGACCCAGCTAGTACGGTCATCTTCCACAATAGCCGGTTCGACTGCCACTTCCTGGATCTGGACCTCTTGGGGATGCCGTGTACGGTCCTCGATACCAGTGTGATGGTCCACCTGTACGATAGCCGGTTGCGCAAGAGCCTGGAGGAATCGGAGAAGAGATTTCTGGGGACCTCGAGTAAACGGTCCCACGTGCAGGAAATCCCCAAAGCCCTTAAGAAGAAGCACCGATGTTGGCCGGCTGAGCTCATCCAGGAATACGGCAAGAACGATGCGCTCGTGACCTATCAGCTGGCGGAGGTCCTGGTGCCCAAGCTGCGCAAACTACGGCTGTTGGATCTCCTGATGTGTGACATGGAGTACAGCAAGACCCTGTGGCAGATCGAGCGTTCGGGAATGGTTCTCAATAACGAGTTCTGTGAGCAAGCCCACATTGCCTTCATGGCGAACGGTAAGCTCATGGAAGAAGATCTGTACGACCAGGTGGGTTACCAGTTCAACTGGCGAAGCAACCCGCAGTTAAGCAAAGCCCTATACGATGATCTGAATTTCCCCCGACCCCTCAACCCCTTCGCGGACGCTGATGGGGTGGACCGCAGCCGCTTCGCTCTCAAGGGGAAGTACAACAAGTTCTGCACCAGTGCCTTCCTGCTGATGGAAAAGGCGAACCACCCGCTGGGAGGCTTGATTCTGGATCTGCGGGAAGCGGATAAGCTGCGCAAGACGGTCGAGCTGTATCAGGAACTCCAGGACGCCGGTGGCGTTATCCACACTAACTTCAACATGACCGGCACCCGCACCGGTCGCCTGAGCAGCAGCAAGCCTAACGTTCAGAACATCGCTAGCGCTCATCGTGTTCGGGAGACGCAAAGCGCTTATAGCGGTGGAGCTATCCGCCAGGAGGAATACAACCTACGTCAAGCCTTCATGAGCCGACCTGGCTATACATTCGTAAGTGTTGATCACTCGCAGCAGGAGCAGCGGCTATTTGCCGTACTGGCCAACGAGCCGGTGATGATGCAGGCGCTGCGTGACCGTCTGGACATCCACCTTATGATCGCCTTGGAGGTGTGGGGCGACTGTGGACCGGAGCGCAATAAGCTTCACCGTGAATGGTCGAAAACTATATCATTCGGTTAACGAAAGTATGGCCGAAATAAAACCTATCTCAATTGCTGGAAACCCCAAGTGGGCAATCGGCAGCCAACTAGAGCAGGAATGCACTAGGCATGGTTCAGAGACTTATAGGTTATCCAGACCGGATAATACTAGGATGCGAAAGCATAAATGATAGGACTTAGTAATGCCTAAAGACAAAGTATGCGCTAGATGTAGAAACGTATTCACTCCACCCTTAGCTCGTGAAAGGTATTGCGCCACTTGTAGAATCGCTGTAAACCTGAAGCGTATACAGGAAGGTAGACCGGGAAGTGGCGGCAATCAGAGGGGTGCAAAGAATAACATGTGGAAGGGTGGATACACTTCCTTTCGACAGGTGAAACTTGAGAGCCTCAATGGCGTATACGTTTGCGAACGATGCGGTGAGAACCTACAGGAAAAGATAGCCTCCGGAAAGAAGGGCTTATGGGCAGTCCATCATAAGGACCGTGACCGTAATAATCCAGCCCTGGAAAACTTGGAACTCCTGTGTAAACGGTGTCATCAGATCGAGCATGAATGTTGGAAGAACTATACTAAGTAAGGGATAGTCCGATCCCCTCGGCAACGAGGGATAGATTGCTATTATACGGCATGACGACCGGCTCCTTGAAGTTCCGCCTCAACAAGACGGAAGAGGAAGCCGACGAGATTACCGGAAAGTACTGGGGGAAGTTCACTCGTGTGCAGCCGTGGCTCCAGGAAACGGTCAAGCGCATGGAGGCCAAGCATCGTGTACGCTACTGGAGCGGTCGCATCTGGCGTGAGGATAACCAAGAGGATTTCTACAAAGGCTGCAACGCTCAGATCCAGGGTGGCGCTGCCGACCTGATCAAGCTGGCCATCATGCGGGCGCAACGGGTTGCCAAGCACCAGGGGTGGGGATGGGTCGCTAGTATCATCCATGATGAGATCATGGTGGAAGTGAAGGATGAGTGCCTGGATGAGGCCATCCCCGTACTAGTGCGGATTATGGAGCTGGAGGACATCTTCGGTCTACCGTTCAAAGCAGAAGCCAAGATCGGGAAGACCTACGGTGTGATGGACGACTACAAAGTTGGAGACGTGAGCCACATCGACTGGACTTCCTATTTGCCCCGCGATGCCGACATCGCTAGGCTTACGCTTCTTCCCTGGGAAAAAGTCTACGGAAAGGAAAAGATCTAATGGAATACTATGAACGCTATGAGTCAAGAACGGCCCCCATGAGTATTGGAGCCATGATCTTCGGAGGCTTTCTCATTGTGGTGCTGCTGTGGATGTTGGACCGATTCCCACAGCTTCTGCGAGGAACTCTTGTGATCGCAGCTGTAGGTCTAGGACTAGCGGTAATTCTCAACTGGACGGCTGTTGATCACTTTATTGCAGGAGCCTTCTGATGGAAAGAATAACCAAACTTCTACTGGAGCGCCAGCGGGACGGGAAAAAGACCTCGGTCGCAAACCTGGCACACATTATGTCGCTAGGTCCCAAGGATGTAATTCAGGAGCTAGCCCAGGCGATGAAGCTGGGGGAGATGCACGTTCGGTTCTATCCGGAGCTAGCTCCTAGCTCCCTGCTGTTCGGTATCCCCTCTCCTGAGATCACCAGACAGCTGGGATGCTACATTGAGGAGCTCCTGTGGCCGGAGCTGACAAACGACCTGCTGACCGGTAACTTCGCTGCTCGGATCTACATCTACAACTGGAGTGTAAGGCTCTACGGTTCAGATAAGTATCCCCACAATAGGGCTTGGGCAGACAATCTGGAGTACCTGTATCGGAACCTAGCCCTAACTGCTTTTGGACCCAGCGAGGGCTGGACAGAAGACCAGGGACTGATGTCTGAATTCCCCGTGGAGGATACGGTCATCCAAGCCCTGCCCATGAAGGGGAGAAAGCCTGTTCCCGGTCAACGTATTGGGATGGCCCTGCGGTGCAGGATGTGTGGCAAGGGTTTACGCAATCTTGAGACCTCCTTCAGAGGCATAGGGGTAGAATGCCTGCAGATCCTGAGTAGCGCTACGGGCATCCCCCGAAGTGAGCTGGAAAGTGCTCAGTACATTACGGACGACCGGCTGGACGAGCTGATCATGTCGATGAAGGACAACCCCCGACCTCAACACACTGAGAGCAGTGCGAAGGAAGCCTATCCTGAGGGCTATATTTCGGTGGGGGAGCTAGTGGCCATAGCCCGGTCAAAGGGCATATCGGTCGCAAGGGTAGTGCGGGCTATCGGTGGGGACCGTGGATTGGAGCCGACCCACAGCGAGAACTGGAATCAGTTCCTGATTGACCGCAAGCGCTATGTTAGCCGCAAGGCACTCGCCGAGCTGGAGGAAGTAAGATATAGGACCAAGGAATGAAGAATAGAAGCAAGTACCACCCGTTCAAGAGCCACAAAGTGACGCTGAGCCTTTCTGAGGACCACCGTTACAAACTGGCTATCCTAGCCGCACAGCTGGGAGTAAGCTGTAGTGAAGTTGTGAACCGACTGCTCAACCGTACTGAGGTAGAGAACTGGGAGGAGCTTAGGAAGATCCTGCTGGGTCGTCTGCTGGCCGGCGAGCAACTAGCCCATATCCTGGAGGAACTGAAATGAAACGATTGCTGATCCACAATCCCGGCTGGGTGACCGCCTCCATCTTTGCGGTCTCAACCCTAGCCTTATGCCTGGTGGAGGGATGGGAACACTGGCGGGAATCCCTTATGCTGTTCGCCCTTCTGCTGACCGGAGCGGTGATCTCCTCCGGCATCTCAGCCACCTGCCAGCAGGAGCGGTCCAAGGAATACCTGAAGAGCATCCAGCAAATAGCCCTAAGTAGTGACCAGCGATATAATTACGACTGCACACTGGACGCGAAAAGTATTCGGGAGTTGGCATCGATGTGGCACGAGGACCGCAGTGAATCCCCCTCGGAAGAGGAAGACTTCGACGACGGCTTCGATGAGCCAGATTCTACGCAACGCAGACGACCATAGTGAAATTGCTAGGGAGGGCTAGGAGTTGCGCAAATGGGCTGTAAGGTAAAAACGTACAGCCCACGCTATAAAACAGCACCTGGACCCACCTAGCAAGCCTGCAACAACTCTGCGCAACTATGCAAAGGACAAGTATGCAACTGAGTGGGGTGTATAGAATTAGGAATGTGATTACGGGGGAGAAGTATATAGGAAGTAGCGTTCATGTCATACGGCGCTGGAAGCACCACCAGCGCTTGCTCCGCAGAGGTCGCCACCGGAATAGAAGCCTACAACGAGCCTGGAATAGGTGGGGACCGCAAGCTTTCACTTTTGAACTGTTGACGCTGTGTGAACCTAAGAGGCTGCTTCAGATGGAGCAGCGCTACCTACCCAAACAGCAGACCTTCAGCGAACTCAAGCGGCAAGGTTATTACAACGTCAATCCCATAGCCGGAAGTACTCGATCCAGAAGGAAACAGACGAATGTTAACTGAAATCCTGCAGAAGCTTTTCTTCACAAATAGAAACAGCTATGCACAGGCTCGAAACGCCAGCGGAACTATAAGTTATTTCCCGCTGGAGGGAACACCCTCCGAGAAACAATTGGATCAGCACATTCGAGGGGAAATTGTCTTAGGCAGTTATACCCTAATGGCAGATAGTACAGTAGACCATATTGTGTGGGACGTGGATAGTACGGACCTGGTCAAGGCTAGAAACATCGCTGCCGCTATCAGTGAGCAGCTGGGCAAGATCCCCCACGGTATAGAATTCAGCGGAAACAAGGGCTATCACATCTGGATATTCCTAGAGAAGCCGGTGAGCGCAGCTAAGGCGAAAGCCTTTGGCGTACACCTGCGGGAAAGTGTGGGTGCCCCCACCTCAGGTGATCCACATGTGGAGGTATTCCCGAAGCAGGAAAGCCTCACGCCAAGCTCCCCGCTAGGCAATCTCGTCAAGCTCCCGCTGGGTGAGCACCCCAAAACCCACAATCGCAGCATCTTTGTGGACCGTGAAAACGGCTGGGAGGCTGGACCGGAAGTAGACCCCATAAGCGTGCTGAGTGCCAAAGTGGACTTTGAGATCCTGGAGGAAAGCCTGGTGGGGACCAGTCCTCTGGAGCGGATGACGCTTCTGCTTGGGGGATACTGGACGAGCGGGGAGCGCCACAACCTAGCCCTAGCCCTGAGCGGATTCCTGGCCAGTCTGGGATGGGCCAAGGATGACGTAACTGAGCTGATCCAGTCCCTGATAGATGACTACGGTGGAGATCCGGAGAATCTTCTGGACTGTGTCACTACTACCTTCAAGCGGCTAACCGCCAACCAGACGGTCCAAGGCTTCGGAGCTTTGAACGAGCGGCTGCCTGTTACGGTCATGCGTGCTCTCAGTGAGCTGGCCGGACAGAACATCGCCGACCCCACCATCCAACTTATTGACCGCATCCGCCTGGAGAAAGGGCCATCGCCCTTCCAGCGAGTACGGTCAGCTGGAAGCACAATGTTCTCCAACCTACAGGACACCGGTAGATTCGTGAAGACGGAAAACATTTCCTACTGGCTGGACCTAGGAAATCACCAGCTGGTGGATCTGGAGTCTACCCAGTGGCTAAGCCTGATGCATCGGAAGTTCGGCATCAACTCCAAGGAGGGATTCGGCACCCAAGTGCTGGAGTTCCTACGGCTGCAAGCCTTCGAGCGCAGCGATCTGGTCAAGGTACATAAGCGCTTCCACTGGGATGGAAGCACCCTGCACATCAACTTCGGGGGAGCTGAGGTATACAAGCTGACCGGGAATCGGTCCCAACGGTCCATCAGCTACAACGGCGCTGAGGAGTTCCTGTTCATGAGCTGTGAGACTGGGCTAGGGGAAGAGCTATCCACCCGAAATCTATTCGAGGCTGACCCGCTCAACCCCTGGGATTTTCTCACCAATGATCTCTCCTTTGACCCTACGGAGAACCAACGGGCTAGCAATGAGCAGCAGCGTCAGCTTCTGCAGGCATGGATCCTGCAGTTGTTCTTCGGCAGCATCCTCAATACCCGTCCCATAGCGTTGCTGATGGGACCTCGTGGCTCCGGCAAGACGACTACAGCTAGACGCATCCTACGCTTCTTTGAGGGCTTTCAGGAGGACGTCCTGGGGATCGTAGAGGATAAGCCTGACAGCCTACGGGCTAGCCTTGAGGATCATCTGGTGTTGGCCCTGGACAATATGGAGAAGACCAAGGTTCGCTGGCTGGATAACCTGCTGAACCGGCTAGCGACGGGTGCGCAGATCGAGATCCGCCAGCTGTACAAGAGCAATGAGAAGTATACGATCCGTCCGGACTGCTTCGTTCTGGCCACTGGGATTGAACTTCCCACGAGTGAGGAGTCGCTCTATAGCCGCATCTTACCGTTCGACTTATCACCCCTGCTAGCTCCACGCAGCGAATACCTTATTCAGAGTCGCCTCAAGGATAACATGGTCGGCATCTGGAGCGGTATGTTCGACTATCTGGATGGGGTGATCCACGAGCTGAAGAGCGTAGGAGCGATTGCGGTCCCCAACAGCAGCCGGTTGGCAGACTTTGTGATGTTCTGCCATCGGATCAAACGGTGCTCCGCTCTGGACGGGGATCAGCTGAGCGCAGGTCTGGCTAGCCTAGTGGAGCGCCAGAATCAGACGATGGCCGCAAGCTCCCCGGCTATCCAGGTGCTGGATCTGTGGTTGGAAGCTTGCGCCAAGCAGCGGATTCTGACGGATCCGGATCGGGATCCCCAGTCGTGGCGCAACGCTGGAGGGCTGTGGAAGATCCTGAACGACGTGGCCAGGAAAGATAAGATAGAAGGCTTTCGATGGACGACCCCAGCTTCCTTCGCTCGGCACTGGGGACTGCTGGTGAGGGGCGGTCTCAACAACGTGCATTTCGAGACCAGATCCCAGTATAATCCATCCAATGGAAGGGAGGAAGAGCAGTATCGCTTCCCTCTGATGGAGCTCAGGGACTGAGATAGGGTGAGAGGTGAGCCGCTTGGCTCACCTCTTTTTATTGCTGCCGGCTAGGAATGGGATTTACTTTATTCGAAAGGTATACTTTACTTTTGGGGAAAGGTAAGGTCAGGCGGCTTCTGGAACGGTCCAACAGCCGAGGTCACGGTCCAACAGCCAAAATAGGCTACACTGGGGAGGGTAGGAAGGGAGCCAAAACGTAAGCCGCTAGTAAAGTATTTTTGCACTTCATTGGCGGCGCAGCATGTTTTTCGAAAATAGGTGTAAATAATTAGCCAGTTGGAAAATTCCCGCTAATGCAGCCAATTATACCCCTATTCTATAACTTTTTATAATCAAAAAATAGGTAAAAATATAGAATATATAGAGAAAGTAGGAATTGGCTTTATTTAGCGGCATTAGCGGTAAGGGCATCACCGTAGGTGGTAGAGTGCTAGCGGGTTGGCTAGTAGTACACCTTACGCTAGCTTACGGGAATTGCCTACTCCTGTACGGGTGTTCTACCTGGTGGACCGTTACACGCCTACTCGTGTAAGTTGGCGGTAAGCCCGTAGGGAAGCCATAGCAGGGCTGTTTTAGGGCAAAGGTAAAAACGTACAGCCTTTGCCCTATACAGCACTCCCAGACCTCCCTACACGTCTACCGCCAAAGCCTGTACACCCTAGCTAGCGTACTTTTGCTATTGTCAATTACTACCTTGTGGAATAGCCAGAACAGGAGATCCCCGATCCACATCAAAACGCCTAGAACCGTACACATCTTGTATACGTAGATTGCGGTGCGTCGGTCCACCTCAGCCTCGAAGCTCTGCGATACGATCAGGAAGCAGAAGCCTAGCCCTAGAAGAATGAAGCTTGCCGACCCCAGCCACAGCTTGCTCGCTAGACCGGTCCTCTTGTACTCAAGAAGATTAGTTACTGCCTGGAGCGAACAACCCAAGATCATGAAGTATAGTATTGAAGTGAAAGAGGGCAATGTTGTTACCTCCTAACTTTATCGTTAGGAACAGAAATCCCACAATCAGAACTACGAAGATAGCGATCACGATAGCCAATCCCCACCTAGTAAGGATGAGCTTATTTCCATCGACTACGTGCTCCAGGGTGGATACACGCTTTTCCAGGTCCTGTACCATCTCGATCAAGCCCTTGGACCGCATAAGGCTATCGCCCTGTAGAGCTCTCACTAGCCGGACCAAGGTGACTTCCAGCCGCTCTACAGTTTCCTGTATTTCCGTCAACTCATCGTTTCCGTCGCCAGCCATCTTGTTCTCACCTATCTTAGGGGCAGGGAACCAGCGATACTCACTGGTCTCTTCCGACAACGTATCCCAATACGCTGCTTGTAGGCTTGTGGATTCAGCTAGCCTCCTGCTCAAGTAGAGAGCATAGGTCCAGGCGTTTTTATCCTCAATCTCGGAATTAACGGTGGCGACGATGTTGACATTGGCATGATGCTGGATCTCCACTACATGCTGGAGGCTGAAGCAGGTGTTGAGGACCAGATCCCTCGATCTACCCTGCTTCAGAAACAGTCCCAATTCTTTAGGGCTAATCTCTACCTCCCCAAAGACAAAGCCTTTGACGCTTACGTGACAGCTTACCCACACTAGACCGGTGGGTTCGTTGTCCAGTGCTCTGTATAGCTCCATGGAACTTATGTTAGAAGTAAGTTGCTGGACCGTGAACCTAGCCCTGCTCAGGTTGTTGGAAAGCTCCTGTACTTCGCTTTGGAAATAGGCCGACTCCAGGGAAGATATGATCAAACACTTCATAATGTCCTACACCTAACTAACGATCACTTGACCTCATGACCGAACAGGCCATGCAGTCCCCACTTCACGCCCAGGGGATCTACCTGACCTCTTCCGAAGGGGCCAACTCCTACTCGGTCAGAGGTGCTGTTGTCTTGTTTGATGCGGATCTCCAGGTGGAGATGTGGACCGGTGCTGTTGCCTGTGTTCCCGCTACGGGCTACAAGCTGACCTCGCTTGACTGCATCCCCACTCTTGACTAGTATCTCATCGCAGTGGGCGAAGAAGCTGTCAAAGCCTAGATCCTTGTAATAGATGCGGATGTAATTCCCATAACCTCCGTTGGCGGCTGTGTCACGGTCCACCCAAGCCACCACGCCATCCCACATCGCATAGAGAGGGGTGCCAATCGGCATCCCTACATCAAGCCCACTGTGGGTTGGACCGTACCACTGGGTCACCCGCTGTAGGTTGGGCCACACTAAACTATAGGGTTGCACCGGCTGTTCACCCCCATCACCTTCCAGAATAGGCCAGTTCGCTGGCCAGTTGAAGCCACGCTTGCGGCTTAGGATATCCGCATGGGCGCCTTGAGTATCCTTGCTTGCCCATTCGGGTCCTCCGAAGCTGGTCGTGAAAGGGCAAATGGCATAGACGCGATTGCGGTCCACCGCATCGTGATAGCGCCATAACTGATCTGCATATTCGCTAGCGCTGATGTTACCGTTCCATCCCCAGGGCTGTGCAAGACCTGCAAGCTGACGGGTGTAGCCACATTCTCCGATTATAAAGCGGCATCTCAAAGGTGAGCGGCTAACACGATTCGCATAGGAGTTCCACCCGCTCTGCTCATTAGGATACCAATACTCGTGCACACATGCGAAGCTATCAGTCTCATTGATCAGCTTCTCCAGATGTAGGAAGTTGGTCCAGACGATTTCCCCGTTGACCTCCCGAGGCCATCCAACGCTGAAGTTGAACACCCAAGCTCGGATGCCGTAGGGTTTGAGCCAGGTCAGGAAGGATTCTGTGTACTGGGCGACTCGTATCTCATCTGCCCCATTGTGGACCGTAGGCTCGTTGATCCCCATGACAGCCAGACGATTCCGAGGGAACTCCTTGTAGGTCGTAGCCAGCTGGGCGATCCAGTATTCGGCGTGCTTCCGCCCAAGTCCTACAGGATCTGCAATTAGTTCCGCCTGCTGCTCGCTGATAGGGTGATAGCGTAGGGCGACGTGGCCAGCCGGATCTATCCACTGCATAGCTTCCGCCACTCGGTCACGAGTAGGGTTGATGATCTTGATCACAGGAGGGCGCAGCGCTCGCATGTAATCCTTATCTGCTTGACGCACCTGATCGGCGATCCAGTGTACACCGAAACGATGGACCGGTAGATTTCCGGCCGGAGGCGGTGGTGCATAAGCTTCCATTTCACTTCTCCAGTCCACCAGATGATTCACTCTAGTTTGTAGGCTCATATTGCGGTCCCTCCGGATGCGTCTTACTCCAGGCGATTGCCCAGGTCTCCAGGCCTTGGACCGTTCCCTCCAGATCGCTGGGTTCTTCTGGCTCCCCAGTAGGGGCCACGTCCACCACCCAGGTGGCGAACCAGCTGACGTGCCAGTTGAAAGGTAGTCCACCCCCACGGACTTCCTCATAGGGTAGATCTGTGGTTGGCCTCCACGCCCAAGCCCCACGAGCACCGGTCGTATTGTCCCCATCCATATCAGGATAGAAGAGATTGTTGGCGATGACGTTGGCCCAGCCGCTCTTATCCTTCACTGGCATGTCCACCTGATTGGCGTTATCGGTCCAGGTGTAATAGTGGATCTTACCCGTCTTCTGCATCTTACCGGTGGACAGATCGTAGATACCTCCGAATAGGTGGTGGTCCCCTCCTCCATCGTCGAAATAATCGGGGGATCCATAGGGCTTGAGGTATCTTTCCCTAGCCCAGTCGGTCACGCTACCCTCCTTGTTGGATAGCTCCCAGGAGCCATCCCTGGTGGTGAAGAAGTCTTCCACCCGTAGATAGGTTTGCCCCGGCTGTACCTTCGCAGGTACAATCGTAGCGTTGAACTTAACAACCCAAGGACTTATTCGCATAGTTCCTCACTTACTTATAAGAATCACATAATAGAACGTATACTCAGTTCCGGGGATTTCCATGAAGCCTATGCCACAGCGGAACTGCGACCTGAAGAAGTCATTCCTGCCCAGGAGGTGGTCGGCATGGGCAGGGCTACTCAGGAGGAATTCCAGAGCCTTGATAGGATCACGCACACCGGCTACCAGACTCTCGATGCTGTTGCCGTTCTCAGGATATTCTGCAGGCAATCGGCAATATCTGCCTACCGTTCTGTTCACGCAATCACCTAAGTAGCAATGGTCGAACTTCACACTGGTTTGCTCACACCTAAGTTCTGCAGCTAGGGCTAGGCATTCGTCCCACACCATGTAGGAGCGTTGCTGACCTGGAGCTACACACAGCTCCCAGAAGAATACCTTTTCCGGAGCAGGAGGAGCCGGCACAGGTGGAGGTCCAGCAGCGATCGGTAGGTAGATAGAGTTTCTAGATGTCATATAACCTTCTTCCCATCTCGAACAGCACAGTAAGCTGAGCATCTGCCAACGGCTCATGACTCATAAAGCAGTTGCTAGCCTTACCCGTGAGCTTCTCTCCACCGGAGGCATTACTTCCCAGGGAGAACTCCGCAGCAGCGTCGAAAAGGCTAGCCGGTATACTGGTGGTATTGGTCACTTTGACATTATTCAGGAAGATCGCTAGCTCCGAGCTGGGGGTGTATCTCCCCACCACCAAGTACCAGGCTCCCGCTACGATGTTGGCAGCAGCCACGCTGAAGCTGTTGGCTCCAGTGCTACTGACGTATAGGGTTGGTGCCGAGGAATTGACGAATAGACGCCAACACTGATTCGCTCCAGCGCTCCAAACCCCCATGAGGCTATCCCCACTGGTCATCTGGAACCACCCACCCGCAGTGAAGCCATTCAAGCCCTTCAGCGCTCCTGCAGCTCGATGGCTATAGTTGGTGGAACCGTTGTAAGAAACGTAGGGAGCCATCCCATAGCTGCCCTGATCAGCAGTTCCTTCATGCGTAAGGTCGTGCGAGCGAATGATGTCGATCACTCTATTTGTCATTGTGGAACTCCCCTAGGAAATACTGAAGAACTTATCATTGAGGGATACCCAAGCAGTTCCCCCACCGATATGGGTGAGGTTGCCCGCAGAATCCAGGTCAGCTCTGCCAGCTCCGGTGTCAGTGATGATATCAAACAGAACAGTAGAGTTGGAGGTCGCAGGTCTATAGCCTGCCGGCAAGTTGGCAATAACGGTCCCCACGCCACTGGTCCTGGCTACCAGACCTCGCAGGAGAACCAGATCGCCGAACTTCTTGTATTGTCCGGTTTGGTAGATGAAACCGTAGTTCGTCCATCCCGTACCAAAGTTGAGGTTCGTCCAGGCTTCCCCAGTGATTGTAGGTTGAAGCGCCCCAGCACTGCTCAGGGTCATATCGAAGGTTGCCGCCGCACTGGCGTCATCCGCTGTGGACCGTACAAAGTACAGCGTACCATCAGCACTGAACACCATCCCACGGCTGATGCTACCGCCACCCTTCAGCCACTGGATGGCTCCTTCAGCGGCTAGCTCCAGCAGCTTCGGGAAGGTGGAGGTCGTCCAGTTGCCGTCTCCTGCGGTGATGTATACAGTCCCCCCGAACTGACCGGATCTTGCCGGAGAAGCCGTCTTGACCCCTAGCCGGTTATTGACCTCGTCATAGGTGGAGGTCCCGAAGAAGATGTTGCCTTTGGTAGCGTGGGCGCTGGACCGTAACGTCAGGTCATCCCCCGAGTTGATCCCGCCGTTGAGCGTCTGGCCTCCTGCTCGACCAGGAAGATAGGCATAGTCGGGAAAGATGTCAGTACTGTCGCTAAGGCTTACACTCATGGGCCAGAAGGAAACAATCCCTGGCAGGCTAATCAATACTCCGGTGTATATGCCTGAAAGATAGGCTGTGTCCGTCTTCCTTATGAAGTCGGCTGACAGGATCTCCACCATTTCACTATTTCGTTCCTGGACTGCCATTGTGCTCTCCTATCCTATACCGCTGATGCCCAGCTGGGCCAGCTTCTGCTCTACTCTATAGCTGTGAGCGCCGTTGATCACCAGCTGGTCGGGAAGACGGTATTGGACCGTTTCCGCGAATAGGACTCGAGGGTCACGGTCCAGCCTGCGGTCCAGGGGCTTGCCGGGAACCAGGTCGGATACCCAGATGTAGTTGCCAGGAAGGATTTGCCAAGGCTGAAGCAGTCCACCCGCAGTATCCTGGATTACGCTCGTCCCTTCCCGTAGCGGTCGTATGTACACGACATCGTTCCCAGGGATACGGTAGACGGCTCTCTGGTTGGCATAGACGCCAAAGATTGCTCGGTCCTGGGAGCTGTTCCCCATCGTAACTAAGCCCTTAATCAAGCCCCAGGCTTCCTTATCGTCATTTTCGTAAGCCGGCACCTGGATCGTGTTGGTCTCGATCTGACTAGTGAAGATGCCGTTGGGCTCAGCAGCTATGATAGCCGCCAGCTTGGCACTCAGGTCCTGCAGACCGGTGGTAGCGCTGTTGTAGATATACTTCTGGAATAGCTGGCCATAGCCTACGCACTCCAGCTTCACGTCCACAAACCTATTGCGGTCACCACCCGGCAAGCTGAGGTCTTCGCTACGGGCTGGGAAGCTGAACCGTTCCAGCAGCATCGCCTGCAGATTGGTGACCTCTGACTCGTCTATCCCGCCTACGCTGAAGTTCTTCTCTAGGACGCCGTAACGGGCTGCAGAGGCTGTGTTGGTCGTGTAGGGTGTTACTACCCGTATGCCCGTGGCATTACCACCTCCTAGCTGTAGGAAGACCGAATAGGAAAGTTTGACCTTGTTGGCGATGTCCATATACGGTCCCACCGTCATGCTATAGCCGCCAACCTCCAAGCTTACCCTATCCACAATACCTTCCCAGACTACGGTATTCGCTCGACCCTTGACCGTGAGCTGGCGACCGACGCCATTAGCTAGCCAGTCTTCCATCTCCTCCAGAGGAAGACGCAGGCTCAGAGTGGCATTCCAGAAGCCGCCAAGGGCTGTGGAGCTTTGGTCGTAATCCTTTACCTGCATCGTCACATCCTGGAAGAATCCAGTTCCACCTCCCCAGGCCGGAGGGGTGATCAGGTAGCTCAGTCTATTCTGACTGAAGATAGTGCCCCTGGGAAGCTGCGGGATGGGTGTTTGACTGCTGGACCGTGATAGGCTGCCAGTGGGCGTCACACTGCCACTCAGGAACTTCGAGATGCGCTTGAGTAGACTGCCCGCACTAGCCACACTACCGGCTAGAGCCTTGGCGGTCCTCTTGACCAGTGCTCCGGTGGGGGCTACGGTCCCTCCCAAAATGATATTGTACACTCGTTGACTGGTAAGTGCGCCCGTGGGCGTAACGCTGCCTGCCAGAATCTTCCCTAGACGTTTAAGGAGGCCACCCTGCGGAGTTACGGCTCCGCCCAATACTTTGCCTGTGCGCTTAATTAGCGCCCCACTAGGAGCCACCGTGCCGCCTAGGGACTTAAATAGCACCTTGGCACTAACTAGGGCACCGCTACTGCCAACCGTGCCGGCTAGCAATCTGGTCGTCAGCTTGTTGACCAACCCAGTAGGGGTGATCCCGCCAGCCAGGATACGGCTGATCAACTTGTGGACCGTTCCTGCAGGAGTCAGACCGCCAGCAAGGTTACGATGGGTAGATTTGGTGACCGCACCCGTCGGTGCAATGGTGCCGCTTACCGTTTGGTTGTAGGCCGTGCCAGTCTGCGGCTTGATGCTGATTCCAGCGATGACCCATTCGCGATCCGTGCTAAATGAATTTGATCCTAATAGTGTTGTGCTGCCAGCTACAGCTACCGCCTGATAAAATTCGTGCGATGTAATTGTATTGCCAGCGCTGCCGCTGGTGTTGTTGATGCTGATGGTAGTCTCATCAACCAGCGTTAGCGTGCCGCCGCCGTGTGTGACAACAAAACCTATTGCCCAGGCATTGTTTGTGACCGTGGTAACTGCTACCGTGATGTCATTATTATCGGTTGCGCCAGTTGTTGCGCCCGCTGTAGCCTCTACCGCTCCACTGCCATTTGTGCCGGTTGTGTCGGTGCCTGATAGGCGGATCGCAATGGCGAAAGCAAACCCGGATGTATTGCCAATGGTGATGCTGCCTGCTGATGGACTGGCAGACATGCCGCGCCACACGGTTAGGCCACATTGACCCTGGTTATCATTGACATCGATAACCTGTACCCAGGTTAGCCCGTTGCCGCTGATGGTGGTAGCGAGTAGCTCGTTACGCTCGAACACGCAGACAAGCACCAATTCGTTGGCGAGTGGTGTCCAACTAGTAAGCGTAATTCCGCTACCGCTATCCGTGCCGGTAAGAGTCTGTTCCAGCGCGATGGCCATTAGTCTTCACCTCTCAAGCCCAGCCAACGAGCGTGATGCCACAGCTTGACCTGATGCAGCAGTGTATGCGGTGACGGCGTGTACACTTCCTCTGTGTTGTAGCTCTCGCAGAGGAACCATAGCCGCTGTCGTTGTCCAGGCTGCAACACAAAAGCGCCGCTTGCCGACGACTGCCAAACACTTGTCACGAGGTCGCTACCATTCTGGCGTGTCATGCTGCGCAGGATGCGCTTGGGGAAGGTGGCACTGTCGATGTCAATGTAGTCACTGGCGCCGGCTGTTGCCCCCGACGATAGCCCAGCGTCGTAGAATTCCCCGATCCATTCATCGGCGGGGATTAGGATCAACTCGAACAGATCCACATCGTCACCGGTGGCTGTGGCCTTGAGTTGAATGACAAGGCGGGTTTGCTCCCCGGCGTCCGTGCTGCTCAGGTAGCGGTCTGGGGCAATGGTGAACTGGCCCAAATGCGCCAATCGCGCATAGTCGGTTTCGATAATCTCAAACACGATAGGCACTTCGTCACCGACAACCTGCAACCCAAAGCTGAAGCTTTCCACAGCCAACCGTACACTGATCGTGTCATCGGCGCCATAGAATGCATACCGTAAATAAATTTGATACGTGCCGGCGAAGTCTTTGGCCAGGTCACTGTCTAGTGTCACCCAGGCATGATCGCCCCAAACGTTCGTGGTGGTTGGCGTGTAGCGGATAAACTGCCCCGCCGCCGCTATGGTGGCATTGGTGACAAAGGCGCTTTCGCCGCTGTCTGTGACCGTGATGCCCGGCGGATTCTGTGCTTGTGCCAGGTTTAGGTATGCCGTGAAGCGTTCGCCCCGTTCAACCGAACGCAAGCCCGCAATCACACGGGCCGTTGGCTGCGACAACAGCGGATCGGCGCCCACGTCAAGCCGGTTGAAAAGCTTAATCTGTGCGATGGCCGGCACGTCCCCGGCCAGGTTGTCGAGTTCGATGTAGGGCTGCTGCGCAATGTAGATGTTGTCGAATTTGGGCAGCAGCGTAGACAAGGCGCCTGTGGCCGTTACTCGAATCCGTATCCAGTACGCTGTCACGCTGTTGATCGCAACCGCCGTCATGGCTGCTGTGTCTGGTAGGTGCCATGCAATCGTGCCCGACCGGTGCAGGCCCTGCGTGGTGTCGCGCATGGTGGCCGTTGTCAGGGCTGTCCAGGCGCTGCCATTATAGTATTCGACAGCCAGTGTCAACGTGTAGTTGAATTCGGTCAAGTGGATATAAAAATTGCTGAACGCGCCAGGGTTGGGCGCCGTCGATTGTATGCCGATATAGAATGCATCGTTGGTGCCAACGGGCGATGGAAACATCAGTTGATCGCTGCTGTTCTGAAGAATGTCTTCCACGTTGGCGGGTGTGACTGCCGTGTAACTGCTGCCACTACTGTCGAAAATGAAGATGTGCGTCCAGTTGCTTTCTAGCCGGTGATTCGCCACAAACACCGGCGTTGTGCAGTCCACGTCATACGGACCATAGGTAATGTTGGCGTCGGTCGCTATGCGCCGATACACGGCATTGCTGGCCCCCGCAAATAGGTAGGTATCACCTAACTCGGTAAAGGCACGTACCGGCTGCGCTGCCATAGTGGCCAGTGCTACCCAGGCAAAGCCGCCGTCATAGCTGATGTACGTGCTGGTGCTGGCGCTACGGGAAGCCACCAACTCCCCATTGTCCAGCAGGAGGACTGCATCGGTCCCCCAGTCCCGCCAGTAGATGGTGAAGGTGGCTCCCTCGTCACGACTGATGCTGAGGTAGGTAGCGCTGGTGAGGATTAGGTAATCCTCCACGGCTACCACCTGCAGGAACGGTCCAACGTCCTCCGCGATGCCCAGATACAAGGACAACTGATTCTTGGGGATGTACCAGGTGTTGTACTCGTCCCCGGCTACCACGGTCCCAGCTGCGCTAAGCCCCATCGCCTTGACCTTGCCCGTGGGGGCCACCGACAGGACGGTCAAACTCCCACTGCCCTGGATGAAGCGGATCTCCCCCTCCCCGCCGAAGAATAGGGTATCGTCTGCTCCTCGGTAGACTACGCTGTAGAAGTCCACGGAGGCTGTGTGCTGGGTCCAGGTATCCCCATTGTTGTCACTGTAGTAGATGCCGCTGGTGGCCCCAGCCGAGCCGGTGGTAAGACCGGCTACTGCCCATATGCGACCGCTGGTGGCCTGCGTGAACATCCAGAATCTTAGGTTGGCCACCCCAGTCGTCTGCTCCGTGGTCCAGTTCGCACCGCTGTCAGTGGACCGATCGATCAGGTTGCTGGCTGCTAGGATGGCTCCTGTATTCGTTCTGAACAAGCTCTGGACGTTGGTAAGGCTGCGAACGGAACTCCAGGTCGCCAGATTGGGGTTGTAGGTCATGTCGTTGCTGGCTGGGACACAGGCAGGTTCCAGGGGAGGATTCGCCTGCCAGGTGGACCGTTCCAGCCCTAGCGTGATGCCGGCTGTGGTGGAGATCCGGCCATTGAAGGGCTGGCTGTACACATCCCCGTACTCCTCAATCCTCCCGCTGTATATGACCGCATAGCGTGGATTGGTCTCGTCGGATGTACGGGCTACCAACCAGACGAGACCAGCCTCCACACTAGTCTCGATGTAGTTCTGAGCCTTCTCCAGCATACGGTCCAGCTGCTGCTGGCGTCTGGCGACCGCATCGTGACCCCAGTCGGATATCCGCAGTTCATAGGTCTCCAGTACGGAGCCGTAGGACTGGCGAAAGATGCCGGAGGGATCCCGCTGGGTTCTGGATAGGCTCATCTCGGAAAGGGCTATACCGGAGCCATTCCGATTTGCCCCCAGCAGATCGATCTTATCCGAACCATCAGTAATGTATAGTTCTGCAAACATCACAACGACCTTTCAATGATTCTTTGGACCCTACGCTCGAACATTACCTCGTCCATGCCACTGTAGATGTTGACGCCACCCATGGCTAGGTTCAAGGTTCTGGAGCTTACAGCGCCGTGGGATAGGGTGCTATCCCGTAGGGAGCTGAGGGGCTGCATCACGTTGCTCTGGATACCCTGTGCCAAGCCAGCCATCATCTGACTGCCGATCTCCGCGAAGACCGTACTAGGGCTGTGGATACCCAGCTCATCCTTGGTCTCGGTCACCATCGCATTCAGCACCCTACTCGTGAGAGTCAGGAGATCGTCAATGCTAGCGTTGACACCGAAGGCTATACCATTGAACAGGCTATCCCCACCCACCAGATCCTGATCGCGAATCATCTTTACCATATCCAGCTGCTCCTTGAGGAAGCTGAGCTGCTCCTCTTTTTTCTGGATATCCGCTAGCTTCTGAGCAGCTGCTGTGTACTGGGCCATCAGCCTTACTCGCTCACTATCGATGCCGGCTGCTTCTTCCAGCGCCCGCAGAAGTGGATCCAGTACGGTCGCCTTGTAGCGCTGACCGAATACACTGCTGACGTTGGTCATGTCCATCAGCGGCTGTAACTGCTTCAGTGCAGACTCTAAGCCTTTGACCCGCTTCTGCTCAGCGATCATAGCGGTCATCTGATTGAGCATATCCTGCTTGGTGAGCTCGCCCAGCTTCTTCTGGAATTCCAGCTGCTTCTGAGCATCGTTCTGGTCGAAGGTGACATACGAATTCCACACCGTCAGGAGATCCATCCCCAGATCGCCCGCCTTCTTCATTAGCCCTAGCTGATTGTTGAGGAATCCATTGAAGCTATCCTGCTCGGATACGGTCCTCTGAAGACCTTCCATTAGGGGATTTCCTCTGGCAGCCTTCAGCTGATTGGCAATTGTATACAGCTGTGATTCCTTCAGCTCCGCTATACGTTTCTCCAGATTAGCCATCTTGGTGAGATTGGCAATGCTATTATCCCCTACGTTTACACCAGAGATATCGATGCCCAGACTACGGGCTTGCTTCATCAGGTCGATCTGGTCTTCCAGGAACGATACATTATCCCTGGTCACATCTCCCAAGTAAAGCACCTGACGGAAATCTGCTACCTCCTGAGCAGCTTTGGCAGTCACGTTGGTGTATAGAGTTAGATCCTTGATAGCCAGACCTAGCCAAGTGGTTAGATCGCTTTGACGAGTAGCGTCAATTCCTGGTCTTTGCAGCTCCAGCTGTAGGGCTGAGACCGTCCTCTGCAGCTCCTCTTTCCGAGCGGTAACACGCTTGAGGAAATCCTCAGAGACCCCCAGATAATCTTTACGGATACGGCTAGCGAAGGTATCGGAGGACTTGAAGTCCATATTCAGAAGATCTGCCTGAGTGAGGCTACTGGTAATGCGGTCCAGAGCACCCTTGACGGATGAGGCGCCGGACTCTATACCTACCACCAAGCCCTCTATGATATGACTACCGATGATCATGAAGACCTTGGACGGGCTGCTGATGCCGAGGACTTCCTTCACCCACCCTGGCAGGGCATTGGCTAGGCTCTTCGCTTTCTCCATCAGCGCATCCTTGGCTCCGGTGATACCTTCCCCGATGCCGTCGACGATAGCCTTACCGATATCCTTGAACTGCTGCGTCATGTCCGTAAAGATCTGCTTGATGGCCGTGGGGATAGCCCGTACGACCTCCAGAAGAGTGGACTTCGCGTTCTCGATCCCCTTCTGAATATTCTGGAGTATCTTCTGACCCTGCTCCTCCCAGTTGACTCCGAACAAGGCTTCAGTAAAGCCCTTGGCAATGGTACCAACGATATAGATCAAGCCTGCAGCGCCGAAGGCTATAGCCTTCACGCCAGTGACGATCCCATTGAGAATTGTCTTGCCGAGGTCGATCCAGTCTATGTCCGTGAAGACTGACTTCATGCTAGTGCCGGCTGTCCTGACCGTTGGCAGGAGCCCACCTACACCTTCTATAACAGCCTTGAGGCCATCCCTAACTAGATTGCCTATAGTACGCCCCAGGTCCTCCCAGCTGACGTTCTTTAGGGCTTCTATAGAGTCCAGGCCGATCTTCTTGACTGCTGCCAGCAACCCACTAGCCGCTTTGGCAGCATCCTCCAACCCCTTCTTGATGCTATCGATGATAAGTGTACCGATCTCGGTCCAGGTAAGGGTGGTAAACTGATTCTTGATGGAAGTAGCGATTGTTAGAGCAGAAGCTATAATCCCACCGGCTGCTCTGGACGCACTCTGCAGGCCATCCCGGACTGAATTGCTGATATCGGTCCCAAGGGTATTCCACTGGAAGCCTTCAGGCGTTAGATACCGGGTTTTCATCTCCCCCACTAGGGTCGTAATTCCAGCCGTCAGGGTCGTCTTGGCAGAGTCCATACCCGCTCTAACTTTGTCCAGGATCTCCTTGCCAGCAGCGGTCCACCCCTGGACCGAATCCCCGAACTGGGATTTCCAGGAGGTGACGATCGTTCCCAGATTGGTAGCCACCAAGCCCTTGGCGGACTCCCACCCGTCCTTGATGAAGGTAAGGATGGAGCTACCCACAGAGGACCAGTCTACATTCTTGATGGCTGTGCTGACGCTGGTGGTCCATCCAGTCACGACGGAAAGGCTGGTGGAGACTACAGAGGTCCAACCCTCTTTGATGGAGTTGAGGATATCCCCACCTATCTTCTGGTAATCCACCTCCAGCAGCTTCTCCCCTACGGCTGAGGCCCATTCCCCTAGCTGAGTCTTCCACTCTGTCAGCTTGTTCCCTACAACGCCTAGAAGCTCCCCGAACTTCCCCTGGAGAGTTCCCAGGGCTGCCCAGGCTTGCTCAGAGTTGGGACCGAACTGTAGTAGGGTGGTGAGGAAATCCTTCACCGGTGTTACCACGGCTAGGGTAATGTCACGTATTCCCAGGAAGTTGGTATTCCAGGCTGCTCCTAGAGCAGCTGCCCCTATGATCATAAGACCCATGGGGCTGAGGACTACGGCTAGGGCTGCACCGAGGGCTGAGATCGCAGCTGCGATGCCAGCGCTGGCCAATAGGGCTGCGACGCCGCCCAGGGCACCGGTCAGAGCGTCGATGTTCTCGGTCACAAAATAGATGATGTTGGCTAGCCACTCCGGGAAGATATCCTCCCAGGGATAATCCGCCCCCATAGCACCGCTGTTAAAATCCGTCAGAGCCATCCCTAGGCCCTCTACTAGCTGCGAGATGGTGTACATGGTAGTAGCTAACCAGGGAGGGAAAATATCCTCCCAGGGAAAGTCTCCTGGTGCCCCAGAGACGAACGCTTCAATGCCGGCTGCCAGGTCCTCAAAGAACTGCACCATGCCGGCTGCATGGTCGCTAATGAAGGAGGCGACGTTATCCGCCATAGCCTTCAGCATAGGTAGGAAGGCGAAGCCGATTTGGAGCGCCACGGTGTCGATGACACCCTGCAGGATCTCCATGCTGCCCTTGAAATTATCCATCCGGAGCTTGGCGGATTCTACCGCATCGGTCTTCCCGATCTGGATCTGCAAGGCTTCGAATTTGGTAATTCCCCCATCAATTACACCGTTGAGGCTTTCAAAGCTGACCCCTAGTTCCTTCGCAGCAGTAGCCTGGTCGGTGTAAGCGACCTCCCCCTGCTCCGCAATACCTACGGCTGCACGCATAGCGTCGGTGCCGAACATGGTATTGAGGGCTTTGCTCTTCTCCTCTTCTGACAGATCGCCCAAAGCTCCATTGAGGAGAACTGAGATCTCCGACATATCCCGCATACTACCGTTGGCATCGTAGAAAGCATTGGTGACCAGACCGGTCTCCTGCTTCCACTCATTGAACTTCTTGATACCGTCGTCAGATGCCGCAGCAGTAGCATTCTGGGATGCCCACAGATTGTAGAGCTGACCGGTAAGATCCCCTGCGGAACTCCCCAAGGGCTTGATCCCATTCGCCTCCAATAGCTTCATTGCCTGCTCGGACTGGAAGGTGACAAGCCCTAACTTGTTCATCATCTCCGAAGCAGCGTCCGTAGAAGGTACAAGACGAAGAAGCATCGTCTTGAAGGAGGTGCCAGCGTCACTACCGCTGGCAAAATAATTGCTCATGCCTGTGATGGAGGTATTGAAGTCCTCGAAGCTGACACCGGTCGCAGCCGCCACACCACCTGCCTGGGCTAGCGCTAGCCGGTAATCATTGATGCCGAACTTGCTGGCTACGGTCACACCTGTGATCCCGTTGACAGCAGTCATCATGTCTTCGGCTTTGATGTTGAAAAGGGCCATCGTATCGGTGGCGATCCCAGCAGCAGTGTCGAAGTCTGCACCGGTGGAATTCGCCAGGAGGACCGTACTCTTGGCAGCGCCGTCCATGATCTGCGTCATGGTCAGACCGTTGGAGGCTAGTTTCTCGATGGCGTCAGCCGCCTCAGTGGCGCTAACTTTAAGATTGGGGTCCAGCCCCAGGTCCAGGATGAGGTCCTTTAGCGGTCCAACTGCTTCCTTGGTTTCCCCCATAATGGAGGCAATACCACCCATCTGACTTTCCAGGTCGGCAGCACTGGAAATCCCACCGACGACGAATGCCCCAATCGCAGCCGTCGCTGCTGCAGCCGCCACTACAAACGTCTTGCTCAGCGTAGTCGCTGCGCCCAATACTTTATTTCCCATTGTGTCGAAGGCAGCTCCAAAGCTACCTCCGACCTTGGTTGTTTGGTTATCGACATTGGAAAGCCCCTGAAGGTACTTAGTGATACCTTGATCGAACTTGTCCATGTCGAATACGGCTTCTAGACCGATCTGCTCTGCCATATGCTATCCCTTCACGGACTGTAGCGCATTGTTCCTAACTTGGCGATCCTCTTCTAGGTGCTCCTCGTACATCTTCATCAGTCCCAAGGTTGATTCGTAGGCTAGCATTTCGGCTTTGTCGAATTCCCCTAGTTCGTCCCACTGACTAGGAGTAAGCCCCCACGACTTGGCGGTCTCAACTTCCCTGAATCTGTAGCTGGTGTACCACTTCCCCTTCCCCCGCAGGTTGTACTGATCTGCTAGCTCTTTCAAGGGCTTCTTCTTGCTTCCGTAAGTTATTCCGAAAGGAGTTTTGCGCTGCCTCCAGAATCAGGGGATCGATGCCGGAAGCCTCGAGTAAAGTCTTCATCAGATTCTGGATGTCGTCTGCAGAAGATAGGATCTCCGTCTTTACATAGTGGGCACGAACAGCGATAGGGTCGGTAGGGATTACCACCCCGAAGTATTCCTGGATGGACCGCCACTCCCCGCTGTTGACGTCTTCCATCGGCAGGACTACACCCTTGACCATGAACAGCTCAAGTACCTTGGAGGAAGCATGATTGGCCTGATGGCGAATAGCGTCAGTGTACACCTTCCAGGCTTTCTTCTCCGACTCGGCTGTCAGCGGATCTTCTATACTTTTGGCATCGTGGGCATAGTTGAGGACCGTGCCATCGGGGAGTTCCACCGCATACGTGGGTATGGGTGGAACTTCGATCTCCTGCATAGCACGCAATTTTACTGCGTCGATTAGTAGGGGTGGGATGGGTTGAATCTCTACTACCCTACCCGTCGCTGTGATGAATGTCTTGTTCATGGCTCACTCCTCTTTCTGGGAACACTGGCCTATTGGATAATTGACGTGCTAAGCAGGTTTACGGCTTGGCGAATACTTTCCCGATGACGCCGGTTCCACCCTGGAGTTCCCCGGTAAAGAAAGCGGTGTTAACATCCGTCACACTGATGTCATTGAGACCGGAGTTCGTGAAGGTCGTAATGCTATCCCAGCTGTAGCCGCCATCCAGAGTGAACCATACGGTCCCTACCGGTCCAGCCGTCTGGTGGAGCATATAACCAAACAGGTCGCTGCCATTGACGAACTCGATACTCTGGACGGAGCCGGCACCACTACCCGTGAAGGCTTTCTCGGTCCAGGTCTCCCCGCCATCGTCAGTGTACCACATCTGGCCAGCAGCTGTTCCTACCCACACTACATCGCTGCTGAGGACGGCCACCGTGCGGATGACAGCGCTGACGCCAGTGTTATCCAGGGTAGCAGTCCAGCTGAGACCTCCATCCTCTGTCTTGAGAATGGTGTCGGCTGCGCCTACCGCATAGCCAATACGATCATTCAAGAAGTGGATTCCCCAAAGGGCATTAGTCGTTGCCACGCCCGCATCCTGAGTGGACCAGGTTAGACCGGCATCGTCACTGTAGTAGATGTAGCCGTTGCCGACCACCAGCCACATGTTGTAGGTATCCAGAGCGAACAGGCTGTTAGGTCCAGGAGCGAACTGGCCATTAACGCTGCCGACGCTGACGACCTGCCAGGTGGATCCCCAGTCGTCACTGTAGGCGATTTCCATAGGGTTGCCGGCATCGGTGGTGCCACGAGCGACGACCACACGAGTGCTGCGTCGACCGATGGGGAAGCAGGTCACGGCTCCGATGTTCTCAGCTGCTGAGAACGGCTGGGTGCCTGTAGCGGTCCAGGTGGCACCCCCATCGCGGGTGTAGAGAACGTCTGCTTTGTCGCTAGGGCTACCCGTAAGCGCATCCGTAACAGCGAAGCCCACCTGATCCTTCTCAAAGCCTACACCACAGAAGTGAATACCGTTGACGGCTTCGGCAGCGCTGATGGACTGACGACCAGTGGTCTTCTGAAATACGCTATACAGCGGAGGAAGGGCACTGATGCCGAAGCCCATCGTGGACGGGTTGTCCTCTTCCCGCATAGCCACATCGTTGACCGAGCGCTCCCCGATGTACGCACTGCCGAGCACCCAGCTGCGACTGAAATTCTGGAAGTTGTCACTCCGACCACCCTCCCGCTGGTGGATGAAGATGTTGGCAACACCGCTCTGAGCTAGCTCCAGGCTGTTGGCGCTACCCTCGATCAGGGTGGTGATTGTGGTGGTGACCGGATCCGGCGGTGAGACCGTAGCATCCAGGGTCACCCAGCCGCCGGAGCCATCCGGATTGAAGCAGCGGATTAAGGTATCCAGCGCCCCACCAGCAGCGGTGAGAGCATCCACGTCCACGCATCCCAGGAAGCGAGCACGAGTTCGTGCCCCACGCGATTGGACGAATACAGCGCCATCGCTACTCTTGAAGATCCCTTGTGTCATAAAGTTCTCCTACTCTGAAGGTTGAATGATTTTAACGTTTCGCAGAAGATTGGATAGGACTGCCCCATAGGCTGCCACCACCGCTCCTTGCGCCTCCCGTGGACGATGGTACAAATCCCCCACAGTCCAGATACCTGCTTTCTTGAGCTCCCGCTCGATGTCACTGGGAGTTACTTCCACAGTGATGAACATAGACCAGGGAATCCCGTACTCTATGCCTCGTTCGGGATGCTCACACTGGCCGTTCTCCCCTACGTCGGAAGAGGGCAATAGGGCACGTCTAGGCTCCCCATCGTCCATCCACTCAACCAGGGATACGCCATGTCTTTCCCACACAGTTCTTACATTCATATGGCATGTCCTGACTTCACTCTAGCACGACGCATTGCCTCGTGCATCCGGTCCTTGAATAGCCCCTCATGCTTCTTGTTGATTATCTCACTGAAGCGACGAGCCTTAGTTCCGGGATGCATTACACCCTTGCTGTAGATGATGGGACCGTTAGCTCCGCCGGTGGTGCTGCCGATCACCCCTGGCTGTGTCTTGGCGCTATAGCCTCCTTGGAAGCGCAACATTTTAGCCTTCTTGGGGAAGATCATGTGGGGCTTGGTGCCCTCGTCCACATACTTGTAGATCTCATCATCGGTCCCCACCAGGAACTCCGCCTTGGTCTTACCGAGGGCTATTACGGTCTCAAACTTAGGCTGGTGTTCCCAGGTGGCAGTCGTGAGCTTGTAGTCCTTCTCTACTGCTTTGGCCGCAGCCCGTAGCCCGTTGAGGAGCTCCAGGCGCATCTCCTGTATCTTGAGAGTCTTGGGCTTGAGAACTTTCACCTTGACGACGGCCATTAGAGTATCCCCATTCTGTACAGCTTCTTGGTCTGAGCGTACTTGTAAGCGGTCCACGCTCCCTCATTCATACCGAAGGGGCAATTGATTCGTTCCCTGGTAAGAACTGCGGGAATGGTTCGGTCCCTCTCCCATAGCTTCTGCACGATAGCACATCTGCAAGGCTCGCTAGCCATCCTAGCGTGGGCTAGCCGAATGATAGCACTCTTCATGGCGAAATCTACATGGTTCATCCCTGCCAAGTAATTTAGCCTTGCAAATTCGTAGTCCCGAAGGCACCGATCCGGGCTAGAATCCACCCACTCGCCTCCGCTATACGCAGCCGGTATGAGATCCACAATCCCCAGCCGTTTGTCTCGTGGGTAGATGCAGGCAGTCGTTGTGTACTCCCCGCATCCACCACTTGCGCATAGAGCCGTGCACCGGTGGGGAGCAACGAGCGTAGCCCCTACGCTGGGATCGTTGTACACCCGCACCACATCCACCGTAGTCAGGAAGTTGGACAGGACGTTGTAGTCTACACCCTCGTCTATGGTGTTAGGGGTGACCGTTAGCCGGCAACGGGGAATGTAGATGGTAAGGTTCCCGCTGTTGTAGATCATGGCGCTAGGACTAATCTCTCGCAGCGTCCCAGGATAGTATATCTTCACCTCCTCCGCACTGCTGATGGTGCAGGCTATCGGTCCCACGATGGCCGGATCCGTGGCCAGGTTAACAGGAGAAGCCGCCTCCAGCGTGGCCGTAGCCCGTACACCAGCACTGATGAAACTTCCCCAGCGTAGCGTCACAGGGTTGGCTACGGGCTGGAGGTCGGTATAGGTCTGGTCTTGGAACTGGGAGGGGGATCCCTCGATCCAGGTCCGGCACAGAGGATATCCTACGACGCTCTCAATCAGCTTCTGAGCTTCCTGCAAGGCTCGGTACAGGTCCATACGCTGCCACTCAGTCCAGAACATCCGACAATCGTAATCAATCTGACCATCATAGTACACACCCCAGAAAGCGCACTCATCATATCCTATTATGGAAGCATAATCAGATAGACTAAGCGCACAGTAGCTGAGGTCCTCGAGCTGGACGTAGGGCATGATCAACCACCTGACGTGAATGTAGCCGTATACGTGAACAGGATACTATCGCCACTAGAAACGTTTACGGCGCTGAAGACTGAACGGTCCCACAGAACACCACCGCCCGTGGCTGCCTGAGACAAGAGACCGTGCTCCACGATGGCGCCTGAGCCGTCGAACGTTAGTGTTCCGGCTGACACTAGCTGATTAGCGCTAGCTTCGCTCTGTGTGCCTGTGGCACGAGTGCTATCCGGATTGAGGATGGTTGTGCTTTCCGCCCCTAGTGCGCTATCGGAAGCGGACTCAGCCGTGCTGCTGGTCCCGCAGCCGTGATACTTCATGTTCTCCAGCTCTACGATATTCTGCCAAGCGTCAACCAGGAAAGCTACACCGTTGTTGGTGACGAGCCTACGGCTGACCACGCCATAGTCGATCCATTCCCCACCCCGAACATAGTAAACCGTTCCATCTGCATTGCGGATAACGGTTCCCCCTACGTTCTTGCGCAATCGCAGTTCGCTGGAGATAGTCGTAATGCCGGTAAGTTTGCTGAAAGCCTTCGCCACCTGGACCGTGAACCACCCCCACAGAAAGGTCCAGCGTAGCGTATTCTGCACCCGCCATGACAGCGGTGCCTTGGGGACGCCTATCCTCCGAATCGATAGAGTCCCTCCGATCGAGGTAGAACTCTGCATACATGGCTCCCTAAGTGCTGTAGGAATTGTAAAGCAACGAAACGTACAGCAACAACCCGTAACGCTGCTTATAGAGCCACCTAGCAATCCTAGGACAACTCTATTGTGGTATCTTGCAGGAATGTTTGTATGCCGGCAACGGCTAACATGGTAATGAACCATCCCACTAGCCGGTTCTTGCGTGGGAGCAGCGTTAGTGCCATCGCAACCCACACGCCCATGCAGTACGGGCACTCTACCATCCTGCCCAGGACCGTGACTGGCTTCTTGTCTGGACCGATGTCGTAGACCCCAGCCCAGCTGCGGAAGTTGACAAACACGTCAAACGGTCCAGCCTCCCGACTGAGCAGGCTCGTCAGCCGGTAAGTTGCCAGCCCTAGCTCAAGAAGCCTCTTCACTAGACTGCTCCTTGGCATAGGCGATTACCGTGACCCGATTCTTCCCCAGGGCTTCCACTTCGGCTAGGCGAAGCCACTGGTCACGGTCCAAGTCTAGTTCCTTGATCTCTGCGACGGTAAGTTCCTCAGGGTCGGGGATCTCCACCTGTCGATTGACTTTGACCGTTAGCTCCCCCACCGGGACCACATCCCCTGAAGGTGCATCCTTCAGCCCTAATTCCTCAGAGGTTGGGAGGGAGAACAGCTGGAAGATGGGCTTCCCATCCACAACTAGCTCCCGGAGCCATTCAACGTCATCCTGCTCCACATACTTAACCTTATCCTTGGAGTTGCTGCCGAATCTGTAGTAGCGACCACTGGGTGTCCCACCTGGACCTCCCCAATTCTTGGAGCCTATACTGGTCCCTACATATTCCATCATTACCATTTCACTGCTATTGGGAACTCCTGGAATGCTCATAGTTCTTGCCGCTCCTCTGCCAGCACCGATAGTTCGCTGCCGACCTCCACCTTGACCACAACAAGCCATAGTTCGTTCCCCTCTGTACAGATGAGCGAACTTCCGCTGCATCTGGATCATGAACCTTTCTCGCCATTCAGCCGTCGTATTGCTGACCGTTCGGTTCTGACCTTCCCGCCTATACAGGTATCCAGGTCGATCAACCTTGAGACCGCAATAGCCCTTCTCCCCTAGCGCCACGTTGAAAGCCCAGTCCTCCCGACCGTTGACGAACTCCTCTGGATATCCACCTGCCTCTTCCCACCCCGCCTTGGGGAATAGGATCCCAGCATGCATCATATTTCGCTCCAGAAGGGACTCAAAGTCATAGTTGGATAGACCCCACACCTTCTTCCTCTCGCCATCCTCAAAGGTCATAAGCTCGTCATAGGTGACACTCTTAGGATTGGTGATGGCTGCATCGTACAGGTTCTGAAGACCCCACGGCTCCCGCATGTCGTCAGCGCTCAGAATGGTGATGTACTTACCGATCGCTCTGCGGATAGCCACGTTCTCAGCCACCGGAAGCCCTCTGTTCTGCTGGTGGAAGTAGCGTATACCGTTCCACCCATCCACATAGGATTTGGCTATCTCTGCGGTGCTATCCGTACTGCCATCGTCTATGATCAATACCTCAAAGCTCTGGAACGTCTGACCGGGCATTCGCCCTAGACTGGTATCCCCTCCGATTAGACTGTTCAGGCAATCCGACAGGTAACGACCATAATTGTAGCAAGGGACGATTACACTTATAGCCGGTGGCGTCCGGATGAACCGGTCAGCCTCCGAAGACTCCTTCACCAACAGCTGGCGGATGCTGCTGCCATAGCGGTCCCCCGTCGGGGTGTGATGCCAATGGCTCATGCCAGGAATACGTTCCATCGGCAAAGAGCGAAAGCCCTTTCGACAGATCTGCCATTGCCAAAGAGCACTTCCTCCCCACAGCGGATAATACTTGGCGTCAAGACCACCTGCTGCCTGAATGGCATCCCGCCGCATGAACTGGAACACCCCATGCACATAACCGTTGGGGAAGGCTGGATGGTTGCCGGTAATACGCTCCCCGATGAGAGCATAGTCTTGCCGCTTCTCTGCCAGCAGGTCCATCCACTTAGTTCCCGTCAGACGGATATCCTGATTCAGCACCAGGACGTCATTGCTGGTCATCCCCAACCCCACATTGACCGCTCCGCTGAAATAGCCTTTGCGCTCAGGCCTGACCACCACGGTGTTGTCACGGTCCAACAGCAACCGCTCCTCACTGTGGTCATCGACAACGATCACCGGTATATCCTTCGGGATATCCTCCAGCAAGCTGTGGATATACTGGTGACCGTTATAGAAAGGAATTACGATTGTTAGGTTCTCCACAGGTTCAACGACCTTTCTCTGCTAACAAACGTTAGGAACAAACAGCAGCCGTGAAGCTCGACAGCGGATAGAAGCTGCTGGCCGGATCAGGGCTCAACGGGTCAAGGACGCCGCTGTACTGGATATCCTGGAAGCGAACCTGGGCCCAAGGCGCACGAGTGTAGATGCGAGGGTGGATCCACTGCTTCAGGACGGAACATTCGTTATCGGTCTCGTACAGGCCCAAGACGCGACCGCCATCAACACTGAAATAGCCCTGACCACCAAACTTCGCGGCGGCACTGGCAGCACTCAGGTGCTCACCAAACCACAGCTTGACGCTGCCAATCCCCCCGGTCAGCAAGTAGGCATCGCGCAGGGTCGGACTCTTGATCAGTTCCCAGTCGTAGCCCAGGATGGGGATCGGAACTCCATCGATCGTGATCTGACCATAGCCGAATAGACCACCCATGATTTGGGTGCGGAAGGTACGAGCTTCCGTGCTTTGCAGCATCACGGTAATATCTTCCGTGGATTGGCAGACGCTCCAGCAGGTGTAGAAGTCCAGAAGACCCTCTGCCAGGTCCGTTGGGAGCAGGAGGATCATGTCCCCCAGGTTCATCTGCTGACCGGACAGTGAGGGACTCCACCCGATGCGCTGCTTGATGCGTCGGATCAGGGCTTGGAGAACCTTGATGAAGTCCACGTTGGACCCAATGGCCTGACCGTTGACCGTAATGCCGGCACCACCGGCAAGAGGACGTCCGTTCCAGTCCACGACCCAGCTGTCAAGCATACTGTTCGCATAGCCGGTAGTGACGATGTTCTCCAGGCCATCCATCTTCCCAGGGGTGCTGGAATTCCCAACGATAATATCCTTGGACACGTCTTGGATAATGGTCTCCATCGTGAAGCGCATGTCCCATTCACGCTCGTCCGTTACCTCTGTACCATCCAAGCGTCGGCGCGGATCCGTCTTGCAGTAGAACTTGGGGCGCATCATATCGCGGGTAGGGCCAAGACGACCGTAACGACCGAAGTCCTCAATGGTCATCTTGGTCGTGCCCATCTCCCAGCCGTTAGGGGTGGCGCAGGGTTGGGCAATGTGACCGGCTGTGTTGTTGCCACCTGTCTGAGTAGGGCGAACGAACGTGATGAATTCGAAGCTCTTGAGGCACTCTTCGGTTACGTTGAAGCCCATCCAGTCCAGCAGTGGAAGTCCACCGGCAAAGTGCAGAGCCATCAGCTCATCCGTACAGCGATCAAAGAAGTTACAGCACCCGAAGGGTGTGACGGTCGTGCTCAGGGTAAGCGCACGCTGATTGCGCTCCAGAAGCGCCCCGAGCTGTTGATTCATTACAAAAGGGTTGATCAACATAGTTAGAAACTCACTTTCGGAAGAGTCGCCAGAACAGCGCTAGCCTGTTCCTGGGATGTACGTTGCACCGGCTCTGTCTTACTAGCCCCATCCCGTGGCCGATACGTTACACGAGTAGGATTCTGAACACGAGCAGGAAGGTCCTGCTGCCACGCACGCTGCTTCTGCTCGTCGGTCTGCTCGAGCGAACCAACCCGCTCGACCAAGCCGTTAACGGTCCCCAGCATGGAGGTCTGCTGTTCGAGCAACTTGGTCAGGTTGGCCGTCATAGCTTCGATGCCGGCTGTGACCGTGCCCAGGACCTGGCTTTCCACCTGCTGGCGAGCGACTGCTACGATGGCTTGGATGGCTGCATCGTCGAGATCAATAGTGGTCTCGAGGCTAGCGCCCTCGTCAGTGGTCGTTGCCGGTTCTTCGGTGGCTTTCTCCCCAGCCGGTTCCTCTGTAGCCTGTTCCGTCGAGCGGCTGATGATGTTCTTATCACGCACTTCTGCATTGATGCTGCCGATGCTGGCGATGAAGGAATTGAAGCCTTTCTCGTCATCACCGAACATACTACGCAATGCCTTCAATTGCTTGTCATTCATTTCCCTTGTCTCCTTGCTAAGCTGGGTGAACCAGGAAGCGGCTGCGACCTCAGGCAGAACGCTGATGCGTGTGTTAAGCCCTACGGTGTAGACCGGGATCTCCAGCTCTCCCAAATTGACGTACTCGATTCCACGCTCTTGAGGTCGATAGTATTCAATGCTGGCACCCCAGTAGTCAGGATCCCGCTCCAGCGCACCCTCCAGAGCGATGGCCAGTGGGTGACCCTTCTGCAGAAGCCCACTTCCTAGATACACAACCCCTTCCCGAGCCAGGAAGTCAAACTGACCGAACTCGAATCTCTGATCCTCCTCCCCTAGATGCCAGTAGTCCAACGTTGGGTAGAAGTCATTCTCCTCTGCACGAGCGATCATATCGTCGTACAGCTTCGTGCTGTCGATCTCCCCAACACGGTTCACAACAGCGGTGCCGGCTACCATGAAGAAACGCACATCACCGTTGGCTTGGCGGGCAACCCTAAATAGGCTGCGGGCTATGGGGGTGAACTGGTGCATCACCGGCTCCATCGTTCCGACCTCAACGGTATGGCCATCGGTCCCCAGATCGAGCGTAGCCCGATATAACTGACCACGGCTGTTGAACAGCCCGTATAGATTGCCCCGCTCCAGGAAGAAGCTGGCAAGCCAAGGTCGATCCGGTTCTGCATAACTCCATTCGTTAACTTGCTGACCCACTTCTTCCAGCATTAGGGACCGAGCGGTGAGTGTTGCGCTAGCTTGGTCCGTAGACGCTCCTATGGCCCTCTGTGCTGTTCCGGCAAGCTCCGTAAGGGTTTCGGGTGGCTCACGGTCCAACTGCCCGTATGCGCCCACTAGGGTCTTCGCAGCTTTCTGGACTGCTTGGTCCCAGTCGGCTTGGTCTACATCGGCGGGCTTCTTTACGGCTGTGATGCCCCTACCACCGGTTGAGGCCAGGATGGCTTTGTCGGCCATCTGACTGCTCCCAGGAGCCTTGACCGGTAGCATGCAGTGGGATTGCTTCTTAGTCTCGTTGCCGGCTGCGTCGTTGACATCTATGAGGCAGGCAGCACAATAGGCTTCTGTATCCTCGTAGTTGCTAGCGGAGCCATCCCACTCCTCAACTTCGTCTATCGCTCTTTTGGTCGGGGGATTCGGCTTCTCCCTCCGAACTACTTTGAATCTGTTCACTGCTGCCTGTCCTCTCTGAACTTAGGATTATCCGAATGAGATCGGTGGTATCAGCGTAGACGAAATTGCTATTCCGCTTGAGAGCTCGTCTCCTATCCCGATCGAAGAATTCAACTACTCCCCAGCTGGTTAGACGGAAGACCTTCAGTCCTCCAACCCACACATAGCCATTGTCATCTACGCTGATATCATCCATGGATTACCCCAGCAAGAGTTTCTGAATCTTGGTACGTGGCTGTGCCACCACGGTCTCCCCATAGGGGCCAAGACCCCTAGTGGAGGCAGTGTCAGCCGTCTTCTCTGTGTTTCCGGCTGTGACCGTGAAGCTCTTCAGAAGGATGGGGACGGCAGCTACCATGATGGGTGCCCATGGAACTCCAGTTCCCGGTCCAGTCGTGAAGTACTCAACGGCCCAAGCTCCTACGGCTAGTAGAAGACTGTATACAATACCTGGAAGATCAATTTTCACTGTTACTCCTCTCTGCAAAGAACGTTATCGATACCGGAGGGAACACTCGCAATTCACCAGACAGGAGGTGCTGCCGGCTCTGGGGACCGTAGGTAGCTCCCCAATCGGCACCCACCCTAGACTGGATAGCCGCTCACAGTCGTCGCAATGTTCGGCATCTCCCAACACCCACAGTTCCTCAGTTCTACCGGCTTCCCGCATCGCCACACGTTCACCTGTATGGAAGGCTGCGCCTGCTGCTTGGGCGTATAGGTTTGCTCGCTGAGCTGCCTGTGCTTCGCTTAGGTTTGCCAGATCTGCCTCAAAGCCCTTCAGGTAAGCGTACTGATCTCTCAGCATCCTACCTACTCGACCCCAGTCTGCCTGGTCCATACTCCCTAGCCCACCACGTCCTGCCATGTACTGACGAATGAATTCGTCCTGGACTTCCCGACGCATCAGAATGCCAAAGTCCTTGGCACTCAGCTTACCGGTCGCAGCCTGACCGCCCAGCAGCTTCATCTCATTACTGCTGGCGTCCATGCTTTCCCGTAGGTAAGCCAGGACCGTGCTACGGCTGACAAAGCGACCTGTAGCAACGTCCCTATACCTAGCCTGTGCAGCGTTCCATACATAAGTCATACACTATCCCAGATATCTTCGAACGGATTTGAGTTCTAGCCTAGCTCGGTCCCAGGCAATCAGGATGTCCAGCTTGAAGCAGATTAGCTGCAATCGGAGCCGGTATAAAGCCCTTCTGAGGCCGGAAGGCTGTACGATGCCGGCTCTTAGGTCCTCCACCATCTGCTCGCCCATCTGCCTGAAGTTGGGCTCCATTGTCTCCTCCCTCTGGAGTTCCACCCGCAGCTGCGACCACCGGAGTCGTCTCATCACGACCTCGCTTCTTGCGCCATCGCTTCTGCTCCTGCCCATACACCCGCTTGAACACGACCTTGGCACGCTGGAGATCCTGTAAGCGCAGAAGCTTGCGTGGACCGGTAGCTTCGTTGTACCGCTTCTGAGCTAGGTGGAGCTTCTCACGGGCTTGGAAGATGACGGGAGTCTCGAAGTATATGAAGCTATAGGCATCACAGGAGGGACACACCAAGCCCCACTCGAACACGCCGTTACCGACCGGTGTAGCCTTCGTATTGTCGTTCATCGAGAACTCAGCCTTGCACTGGTTGCAGACTACGATCTGAGGCTTCACATCCAAGGTGGCACCTCCATTCCGCATTCGATGTAATTGTGGAGTTCCTGTTCTGCCTGAGCCCGAGCCTGGAGACGGTCCCAAGGGCCAGCCTCTTTCAGGTCATATCCGAACGTGTCTGCTATAATCCGAATGGCCATAAGGAACTCCCCTAGCGTCTTCTGATCATACCGCTCTTGACCGTTAGGACGCAAGCAGAGTGCCAGGTCCTGTAACGGTCCAACAGGCGAGGCTGCCGGCTCAGCGACAAGGGCCACCTGTGATCTAATCTCTCCAGCTAGTATAGCCATGTTACTGGATATCCGCAAGCTCATGACATCACCTCACTGCGGATATGGACTACCTTATCTTCTAGCATGTTCAGCTCCTATTCTTCTTCCGGCTCCGCCATCAGGATGGCAGCGAACTCCGGACCAACCCGCTTCTTGGCTTTCGCCACCGACCTACGCACATCATCCACCGATATGGTAACGTCTTCTTCTTTGAACAGGACATCCTCCCGCAACGTCAGTACGGGGAACACCCGATGGGAGAATACTTCCCGGAACTCCGGCACCGGCATCTCATCGTACACCTCCCGAGCCATAGGATGAGCGCCGTACTTCTGCAGCAGCCAATAGCCGCTAGGAGCTAGGATCTTGGTGCGATCACTATGAAAGTTATAGCGCACGATAGCCTCCTCTGGTCGAGTGAGTACGCTTCGCCAGATGGAGGGTCTATCCACCCACTCATATCCCCGCTGCTCCCCCGTAGAGTCAGCCTGTGCCTGCTCCTCTGCCAACGTCCACTCTGCCGGTATCAGCCCTTGCTGGACCATCAGCTGACGAGCTTCTTCTGCCGACAGCAGACCAGCTCCTTTGTCGAAGTAAGCGTTAAATACATCAGCCCAAGCCTTCTGGACTTGGGCATCACTCAATTCGCCGGTAACATCCCGCTGCTCGAACTCGAACAGCAGATTAGGAGGGAGTTCCCGCTGCAGCCGGTCCTGATAGCTACGTGTGAACTCCACCCCGCCCTTACCGGTCGCCTTCATGTGCTGGATCTCCGATTCCCGACTACGTCCTAGGGCACCCGTATCCACAGGCCAGAACTCGATGGGGTCGTAGCCGAAGCCTAGCGCAATGCCGAGCATGATGAGCTTGGTTGTGGTCTCCAGGTCGAAGCCGGTAGGAAGTTGGGATAGGGCTATGAGCTTGGCGTCGATCTGGTCCACACCCTCCTGAGCGATGACCGCTACTCCCCCATAGTAATCCCGTTCTACTTGGGTAAGTGCAGCGTCCCTATACTTCATAGCGTCCACCCACTGCTGCTCACTGATGTTCTGCAGGAGCATTAAGCCCTTGGGAGCACGAGCGCCCAGGCTTTCCATGTCATGCTCATATACGGCTATGAACATCTGGACCAACGACCATATACGGCTAACAGCGCAGAAGCCCAAGCCCTTGAAGTCTTCCCGGACGGTGGGTAGAGGGGTGGTCCTGAAGTAGTCGTCAGGCTTCCACCGCTGCTCACCCCCACCCGTAGGCGAATAGGATAGGGGGAATTCCGCCTTGCCGGTAAGGCGACACAGGCTAGGGTCCACATTGTACAGCGCACGAGTGGGACCGCCTTCGCCTTCACGACCCACCTCGGTCACTGCTCCCAGATCGCTCGTATAGAAGGATAGGGCTGCACGTCCGGCAAAGTAGCGCCACCCTTCCCCATCCTCGGCCTCCCGCAGGATGTTGTTGTACCGGCTGACCATGTTGCGGCCACCCGTCAGGCTCCAATCCCGATTGCGGTCAATAGCCGTTACGCTATTGATGACGCCTGCTAGATGCGGTTCCTTCATCCAGGCTTCGGATAGCCACTTATCCCGTGTGCGGCTATCCACATTGTAGGGAGGTTCACGGTCCCCAGCTTTCTTCACCCACTTATAGAAGCTGGTAAACAGGCGCTCAGAATCGACCTTGCCGCCCAGTCTAGGTTGCCGGCTCAGCGTCTGCGCTCGTTCTACCCGCTCTAGTGCTTCCTTCACATTACGGTTCATAGGTCCTCTGGTATCTCCATGGAATGCCTTCCCAGGCCAGCCATTAGCCCGTCCCGGAAAGCCTTACGTGTCGAGCGTAGACCATACCACTCACACAGCCGCTCTTTGTCGCTATTCCTGTTCCAGGGAGTTCTGGGTAAGCCTGGATACAGTAGCTGTAGACTAGGACTCTGCGGGAAGAGGGAGATCAGTAGTCTCCGATATAGTTCCCGCCACGGATTAGATTTTAACATAGCTCCTCCTATCCTGTAGCACCTCGACTCCACCCACTGCGACCGCCCACGAGCAGTTCGGTGAAGCCCCAAACCATAGCGTCCAGCCGGTCAGGACTAGCGTCCCCCGGCACCCACGAGCACATCTGCTCTTCCAGCTCCGCGAAGAAGCCCACATGGTGGATAAGCCCTTTGCTGTAGAGGGTGCTGATGGGCTCAGCTCTGGTGTATTTGCCTCGAGTGGCCCGCACCTTGGTGACCGGTATACCCTTCTGCACGCTGTGGACGTTGCTGACGACCAGGTCACCACCTTGGTTGATCTCAGCCACGACCAGGTTAGCCTCGTAGGTCGTATAGGCGTCCACCACCTTCTGTGCCCAAGCTTCGGGTAAGCTATTGAGGCTCAGGTCGTCCATCAGGTAGCCGTGCTTATCGGTCCCCAGCGCACAGACGACGATACCGGTCTCACTACTGGCCGTCGCCTCCGTCTTAGGATCCACAGCGACCACGATCTTGCGGAACTCCGGCACGTCCTGTGGCATCCGCCGGTAGTCGTCCAGCGTCTTGCGCTTCCAGAGTGCCCCTGGGACCTCCTCCACATCCTGAGCCTCGATCTCCTGTAGGATGGCTAGAGCGCTCATATCCTCAGTTAGATCGCTTAGGGCTTGCCGGCTGATGTGAGGGTTGTCATGGGACGTGAAGTGGAAAGCCTCCCATCGCCCCTTCTTATCGTTCTGGGCACGCTTGAACATCTTGTTCGCATGGCGTTTGTCCTTCGCTTTGCTGACGCCAGCCGTGCGGAAGCTGGGTGGGGTGAATACGAAATAGGCATCCCCGTCGTTATCCAGCAACATCGGAGCGCCGACCACGCCCCAAGCGTCCTCGTTCATGAGCTGGAACTCGTCTAGGATCAGCACATCAGCGTAGTCACCCCGTAAGCTATCCGCATCCCACGCCGTCTTGGCTCGGATGCGCTGCTCGGTCCCGGGCAGTTCCACCAGATGGCGGGTCTCGTTCTTGTAGAAGACCTTATTGTCAATCCCCTCTGCCAAGGCAGCTGTGACGCCGGACCAGAAGCGATCGATCTGATCTTGCGTCGGAGTAGCATACAGGACCCGCTTGCCGGCTAGGAACTTCTCCACGGCTAGGATGGTGACGCCCACGGTCTTACCGCCACGTCTACCAGCTTTCACCACTACTCGCTTCGCCTTACTGCGCAGAAACTTCTTCTGCTTGGCGTGCGGTCTAGGCAGATGTACCTGAATCTCCAACTACGTCCTCCGCTTGTACCGTTTGTATCGACCATGCACCCGACGATAGTAGTATCTGAAGCTTGGCCGGTTACGACGTTGACGACTGCGTCTATCCTTCTGGAGTTCCTTGCGGACCAACACCCGATGTAGGATGTAGCCGGCAATAAGAAGTATCCATTCCATCGGTCCCTCCTTGGTCACAAGTAAGGCTGTTTTAGAACTCGGTGGACGATCGCAGCAGGAGCAACGCTGCTGAGCGCTAAAACAGCCTTATTTGGGGCCAAAAAGCAACCAACAATAAAACGTACCAGCCCAGCCATAACAGCCCGTACAGACCCACCCTGTTGGCCCAGCGCAACGCTAGCCGCTTGCCCAGCGCCGTATAGTACGGCAACCGCCGTGTAGCGGTCCAACAGCTAGTCCTCCAGCTCATCCTGGCTTGGCTCGATGTCGTCATAGGTAACAGTGATCGAGACGCTACCATCCACTTCTACCTTTTCTGTCAGCAGCTTATAGTGCTTGGCCATCATCTCCAATGCCTTCTGTCCGTCCATGAATTCTACCGTGTTGCCGTAGCGTCCCGGTCGGATGACCCGGATCAGATGGCCCTTGCCGTCCGCCAGCATCGTGGCCAGGTCAACGGTCCCATCGTCATTCAGGTAAGTCGCATAAGCGCCACGGGCTTGATCGGTCAGCCGGTAGAGGACTTCTGCACGGCTGATGATGTTAGCTTCCAGCCTAGCCGTGACCTCAGCAGCGACTGACGGTCTCAACAGGATCTCCCTGCCCTTCCTCTGGATCTCGAATGGACTCCAGCCGGCCATCGGCTTGATCGCCTTCATCACAGCCACCAGGTCAAAGGTGCGAAGGTACTCATCGATGAAAGCCCGTTCCAGTTCGGTCAAGGCCAGTCCATCTTCCCCAGCTGCCACCGACCGGTTCAACAGCCTCTTCTCTCTTTTCAAAACTCCACCCCTTCCTATGAGAAGCCCGACGATTCCACATCTGGTCCTTATTGTACCATGATCAGGCCTCACCCGTCTACCACCACAATCACCTGCAATAGAACTAGCGTGAGAGCTAATTCCCGCTAATGACGCACCCCAAAAACATTGGCGGTGGCCCAAAAACGATCACCGCAGGTGGTAGCCTTGTAGCCAACTCGAAAATTCCCGCTAATGCCGCTAATGCAAGCCATTTCTGAAAGTTCCTATATACTACTATATTTCATTCATATTCTCTTAGAAAAGTTATAGAATAGGGTATACATTAGCGGATTGGCGGTAACTTAAGTACGATTCTGTTCGAACCTTACGCTCTTTATAGCTGTGGACCGTAAGCTATACCCGTCCACCCCAAAAAATACTTTACGTTATGCTAAGCTCCACCCACCCACCCCACCCCATTTTGTGCAGCTATTTTATACGGTAAGGTATAAAATTGAAGCATTTTACCCACCCAACTTTTACTTTTTATACGGTATTTCAGCCTACCACCTATCTCCACCTTACGGTTTACATATAGCATTTTCCTTCGAATGGGGTGAATGCTTACACAATTTTCTCGAATTCGGCACCGTAAGTTAGCTCATTGGCTGGCTACCACCTATAAACACAACTTGCATTGGCGGCCAACCCTGCTAAACTTACGGCAAGCCTTACTACCCGCTGTGGGACCGCTTCCCCAGCCCTGCCCACTCTCGAAATCTCATCCAAAATACTAGCCAGTTGGCTAGTTACCTTCGGAGCACTTTTGTGGTACAATAGTTGTATAGCCCAAAAGTAACCAATCAGAAAGGTGACCCAAAATGTTCGAATATATGACCCGATCGACCGACCTGAATGTAGCCCGCTTCGAATTCGAATGTGCTGAGGTGTTTCCGACCGACGCCATTTGGCTGGACATCGAATGTGATAAGGTAGTAGCGCCGACCAACTGGGCGTATAAAACTCGGACTCGTGCTTTTATGGTGGGCGTCGCCTACTATACGCCTGGTGCGATGGTGGTCGAAGTTGTGACCGGCTCCGAAACTGCTGTGATGAATTACGTGCGCACCATTGCCGAAGGGGTCGAGGTACGTTATACGGCTACCCGCCAGTATGATAAGCTGGTCGTCGAAGGTCGGTGGACTTTTGCCCGTCGTGGCCCTAGCGTCGCCCCTGGCGATTGGCCTAGCGTCCAAGGGCTGAATTGGGTGAATGTGCGTAACGTCGCCAAAGTCGCCCATGGCTTAGTACGTTCGACCGACATCGCCAGTGCCGATATACCTAACACCTGGCCTAGCCAATGCGATACGATTCTGCTTCACAATGTACGCGATTTGCTGTTAATGGTGCTCGAAGATTCTGCTGCTCACAAATTTACCTTCGAACCGGCAATCGTCGAAGCCGATGTTACTACCGCTCTGAACCACCTGGTCGCCTATCGTGCGTAATCGGAAATATACTAGCCAACTGGCTAGTATACTTCCATCGCCAATTGTGGTACAATATATTTATCGACTCCGTTAATCCAATCAGAAAAAGGACAAAACCTAATGTTGGCCAAAGGCTCTGAATACACAACCCTGGTAGCTATCCAACCCATTTTGGCTGAGGGTGACCGTATCCGAATTACCCGTGTTGCCCGTCTGCCCAAGCAACCCTACATTGTTGAGTACAACTTTGTGCGGCTGCGCGATAACACAACCCATCGTGGGTATCGTCTGAAAGTTGCGAATTTCTGGTAGTCGCTAAGGGTGCCGGTGCGAGCCGGCATCCAAAATACTAGCCAGTTGGCTAGTTTACTTCCATCCAGTATTGTGGTAGAATATAAGTACGGACGCAGTAAGTTAGAACAAAAGAAACAGGAGCTACCAAATGACAATCCGAGAAATCCGAACCAAACTACACAGTATGTCGGTCGATACCTCCAACATGGCGACCGAACTGTACCACCGCGGTGCTGAGGACGTGGTCATCGGCGCCGATGTAGTCGCTCTGGTGGAGGAGCTACGTGAGCTGGAGCTGGCGATCGATGCACTCCGTCAGAAAATGTACAGAGCGCAAGCCTAACAACCTAGATGCCAAATGCCCCGTAGATCGGGGATTTGGCAGTAGAGAGAACGAACACAGGAAAGGGAATCAATGGAGAGATACGATTGTTTGCTCATAGTTCCAAGAGGGGAACGCCTAGAAGTTAACCGTCTAACCTGGGAGCAATTGCTCAGCCTGATAGCCGACAGCCTCGTGTATGCAGAGATGGTGAAGGAGTTTAGTCGTGCAGCCGTCCCAGGTCAGGACATAGCAATCTTATACGACTGTACTATTTCACTGATCGTAAAGTCCAACATCTAAATACTAGCCAGTTGGCTAGTATACTTCCAACGAAGATTGTGGTAGAATATAAGTACGGACGAAATAAGTAACTAATCAGAAACAGGAGCTACCAAATGAACACCATTACCTTAAAGAACGAATACACGAACGAAACTGTAACCTTGCCCTTGATCAGCGAAAAGTTCACCTGGCAGTATGTGTGGGTCGTGATCTTCCAGGGTCGCCAAGAAACCTTATCCAACGCGATGGGTTGGAGCAAAGCTTAATACGATTCGCCAAGTGCCCGGTTGATCCGGGCTTTGGCAGTAGAAGAGTAGATCTTCCCGGAAATTACATCCAAATACTAGCCAACTGGCTAGTATACTTCCAGGGAAGATTGTGGTAGAATAAGTATATAGCCGGATGTACCGGCTAACAGAATCCAAGAAAGGCTCACCGAATGAACACTCAAATTATGCAGTACACAACCCGTCGCACCGATGCTGGCCGTTTCGTCACCGTTCGCGATATTGCCAAGCGCTTCCAAATCCCAACCGCCGAGGCGATCACAATTCTGACTAGCCCTATCGATGGCTACGCTGTGAGCTTCAGCGATGAGACTGTGACCGGTAACACGGTCGTAACGGTCGAGGAGTTGGGCACACCGGTCGATACTACCTACGTCGAGGGCGCTACGCTGGTCGAGGTTGCACCGGTCGAAGAGACCCCGGTCGAAGAGACCCCAGCCGAACTGCCTAGCTCCACCAGCTTGGTGGATGCCCTGGTCCAGGCAGAAGCCCGTAAGGAATCCGAACTGGCTGAGACCGAGCCTGAGACTGATGCCGATGCCGATGCCGAAGACTATGCCGAGCTGCCAGCCGCCATCGACGCCCACATCGCTCCGGCCAAGGCTAGCCGCAAGGTGGACGAATGTTACACCCGTTACGAGACGCTGGAAGTCGCTAGCGCAGCGCTAGGCTATCGCCTGGTGGCGGTAAGCGAACTGCACAAGATTTGCGATACTCGTGGCTACAAGGTCGGTCGTATGGTTAAGGCTTTGGGTGGGGACCGGATGCGCTTTACTCCCCGCTCCGCCGAATGGACCCCAGTCCTGGTCGGTCGGACCCGCTACGTCGCCTTCAGCTGCATCGAAGATTTGGCGAATCTGTAAGTAGGTAAGGGCTAGTCGGAAACGGCTAGCCCTTCTTTTTACCCTAAATACTAGCCAGTTGGCTAGTATACTTCTGAAGTAAATTGTGGTACAATAGTAGTGTAGTACGAAACACAAACCCACTCACAAGAAAGGCTTACCAAATGAAAGATTACATGCAAGTTACTTACGGGGAATTCGTTGCCGAGATCGAGAAACGCCCCAACGGTCGTGTGGTTGTGCCCAGCTGTAGCCAGCCTAGCGTGGTCGGTAACAGCAATCCCCTAGCGCTGCTTGCCAAGTACAGCTTCTTTATCTCCCTTGTCCAGCACGCAGTCGCTAGCCTGTTGGGACCGGACAACTTGCCGGACGTTACCAAGTATACGGTCCAGCCGTAAATACTAGCCAGCTGGCTAGTTTACTAGCCAGCTGTTCTGTAGTACAATAGGGGTGTGCAGAATTTTGAAGGAGGTGCTTACCGCTAACCAATAGAAACGGGGATGCTTCCAGGTAGGTCGCCCGACCGGACTAAATAGCCTAGGAAGCCAGTAGACGACCTTTCGGCGCTGGGATGGGCATCCCGAACCAAAGGTAGAGAATCAAGCACTCTTAGTGGATCGTTGGTCAATCACAACGATCCGCTGTTGGGAGGTAGCTCAATCACGGTAGAGCACCCCTAGCCACCTACAGGCCCAGCCGGCAACGCTTAGTAGGGGCGAAGCCGGTTCTAACGGCTAGGGGAAGATGGAGGTTCGAATCCTCCCCTCTCACCCTAAACTTTCAAAGACTAGCCAGTTGGCTAGTATACTTCTGAAGCGAAACGTAGTACAATAGCTCTACCCCCTCCAGTCTCAGGCAGCTGCCTGAGCCTAGAAAGATACCAGAACGCTAGCTACCACGAAAGGAATTACCAAATGAACCGCCATCAACTAGAAGTCCACGCCCACAAGCTGTACGGTCACACCATCAGCTGGATGGCCAACGTCGCTAACACCATGCGCAACCCCACGACCAAGATCAAAGGTCTACTCTTCCTAGCCTACCACAATCGCGTCGCTCCTTGCAGCGGCACCATTGATCTCATCCTCATCGACGGCTCCGCAGTAGCTTGGGCCGAGCTAGAGCAATACGCTAGATGCTACAACGACGACCCCGAACAGATGCGGATGCACATCAGCCAGGTCCCCAGTAAACGAGCCATAGACCTCAAAGAAGAAAAGCTCCATCTTGACGACTACCATCAGATCATATTGTCAGCCGCTAACGCCATCTGTGCGCTCGACAAGCCGGATAGTGAGCCGGTGTACGGATTCTACAGATACCTAGGAACGAACAGCGTAGGGACCACCCTATGGCGCCACCCTGAAACATACAATGTACTCACTTACAATCCCTCCACAGAGGAACTGGATTCCTAAATACTAGCCAGTTGGCTAGTTTACTTCTTCCGACCATTGTGGTACAATTAGTCTATCGGAAGAATTAACTAGCTAACAAGGAGAGACAAAATGTTTACTGCGATGGCGATTGACAATCCTGGAACCACTTGCGAAGAAATCACCCAGAGCTGGCCCACTATGCCAGAATTCTCTACCTTCGAAGAAGCGGTGGCCTGGTGCCGCTCCACTGGACGCAACTGCGGTCAAATCTTCGACCGCGTCGGCTTGTGTGGCGGGTGGTCGGTGAGTGGTGGAGCTTGGCGGGTGTAAAGCTCCAAGTAAACTAGCCAGTTGGCTAGTTTACTTCCACCCAAGAATGGCGTAGAATAGGTCTATAGGCAAAACGTAACTTCAGAAAGGATCCATCAGATGAACGCTCAATTTTTTACCGCAACCGCTCGTAACAGCCGCGAACTTAGCAACGCTGGCAGCACCTCCTCCATTTCCGGCATTACCACCGCTGAAGAGGCAGTCAAGTTTTTCGAAGACAGTGGGTATAGCTTCGGCAGCGTCGAAGACTCCGACGGCAACATCGTAGTTCACTGGGGTCTAGGGCTAGGGCTGTGTGAGGTTCCGGTCGAAGATCAGGTTTTCTTCCAGCCCCAGTCCTCGGAGCCGGTCATCTCGATGGAGCGAACGGCTAGCGTGCGGATCAGTCGCCTAGGGGCAGCGGTCCAAGTGGTGGACCGTGAATCCCCTGAGTCGGCTGAGAAGGTCGACTACGCTGCGATGACAGATGGTGAGCTGAAGGCTTACATTCTAGGGCGGATGCAGACGAGCAACGAGTGGCTTCGCAAAGCTGTAGTCGCCATCTACGAGCGCCAGACGCTGGATGAGAAGCAGACTGGTGAGACGAAGCACCACAACGGTGTAGGCTTCAACGGGACTGATGCCAGCTTTCTAGGCAGCATCGCCGAGCAGATCATCGCTCGTCGTCGAAGTCTGAGCGAAAAACAGCTGAGCGCTACCCGCAAGGCGATGGTGAAGTACACCGGTCAGCTAGCCCGTATCGCTCGTGAGAATCGCGGAAAGAAGTAGTAGGTTTGGCGCTAGCCGTTACCACCAAGCACCGGCTAGCGCCCACAATCAGGAGAGGCATTCCTTGCTGCCCAGCTTAGTATATACCGTCTGGACCGTAAGCCTAAAATGCTGGGCAGGGGGAATGCTCCTAGCAGGGAGCGCAGAATGTTGACCATAGCTTTATGGATGTTCTGGACAGCGGTGGTCGTACTAGCGGTCAGCACAATGGACAGGCTGACCGGACAACGGTTCGATGCCCGTTACCAGGAGGCGATACGAATCCTGGATGAGACTCCCCATCTGCAGCGGCTAGGGCTACGACCACCCAAGAAGCCGGTGCCGTGGACCGTCTGGGGGTGGGGCGCAATTGTGTGGTTTACGGGTTGCTTGTTTATTGCCGGCAACCTGCCAGGCTAGCCTAGTGGGTCCGTAGCGTTTGTTGGGGCTGTAAGCTGTGTACTTACACCCCCACAGCAATTATAGCCTTGCCTAGCCCTATATAGCAGTTCGGAGGAATTATGTTGATCCGCTACATCTTATTGGGAGTAGCCGTAGGATTTTGGGTGGTGGTGGGGGTTGCGTGGGGGACCGGTATTCTGAACGAACGGTTCGACATAGCCCTAGCGCTGCTGACCGATCTAATGTTGATAGGATTGTACGTAGGTACAGAAAAGGATTGACCGATGGAAAACTTTGAAGCATACGGCTGGGCCCAAGCCGTGAAACGTTTCTGGGCAACCCTGATGAATCTGCTAACGTTCATCGTGGTGGACTTCAGCGAGAGCTTGCTCAAGATCTTACTTAGTTCGTTCGTATTGATTGCTCCCCTACCTAACGCTATGAGCGTCTACAGCCTCAGTCAGAACCAGCTGGGCTTCGAGTGGTACATAGCCTTACCGTTCAGCGCCGGCATTGAGTTTGGGCCGTTCGTCATGATCGCTATTAGCCTGATGCTGTTCGACGGCTACCTAAAGGGAGGGAAGCGGTGGTGGGGACCGTTCCTGATGACTACGATCGCCACCATCGTCCTGGTAGTAGTAATTACCATTATCGTCTACTGGCTGGAGATGATGGGCGGTGGGTACAAGGTTATGTCCTTACTTCCTTGGGTCAGCGTAGCTGCCTTCATCGGCTTGGCAGCGCTAGCTTGGCACAAGTCACAGCCTGAGATCATTAAGGCGGAGCGGGACGAGGAAGATCTTAAGCGCAAGCGCAAAAGCACCCAGCGCAAGGAAGACCTCCAGACCCGCCTACTGGAAGAAAAGTACGAGCAAAGCCGGGAACTGTTAGCCGCCAAGCACGCTCGTCAGATGGACCGTTATGGCGACCAGCCGACTGTAAAATCGAGTAAGCCAAACGGGCTATTCGGCTGGGGCAAGACTGTAAAGCCGACTGTAAAGCCGACTGATAAACTGTTAACTTTACAGCAGCCTTTACAGCAGGCTTTACAGTCGGTGGCCGTTGCGCCTGAGGTAGGTGGCCGCTTACCGGAAGATCCCATTTTACAGTACCTACGGGATCACGGTCCCCAGCGCACAAGTCAGCTGTGCGAGCACCTGCAAGTAAGTAAGCCGACCGTATTCGCTAGGCTTAAGCCCCTAGTAGACGCTGGGACCGTGAGCGTGCAGCGGGTCGGTCAGACTAACGTATACGCTATCGTTGAGCCGCCGGAGGCAGGCTAACTATGACTTCCATAGCGTTCATGTGGCTGGGAGCGGTGTGTATTCTTACCGCTCAGATACTAGCTGGAATCGCCCTTAACGACCAGGGAGCCGTCTCCCGAACGACCTTGCAGTTGCTAGGGCTTACCGTAGTCACGATTGTAATCCTGGTGGCCCTAGCCCTATAAATAGTTTACGACTACAGCAAATTATACGGCAACCGGCAACCGCCGGCAACCACCGGCAACAACCCATAGAAAGGTCTATACGCAATGCGCAATGTTACCCAAGCCCTTACCTCTGTTGAACGCTACGGCAACCCTACCTTGCCCGATAACGGGTTGGTTACAGGTGTAGATAACCAGCCAATAACGACCAATAACGACTCGCCTGTAACGACCAATAACGACCACCCCAGCCGAATGTTCAACGTACTTCTTACCCGCAAAGCCCGTAAGCAGAATATGGAATCCTGGAGCTTCGCAGTTATCGTTCCAGAAGAGGAGGATGAGCACCAATATATTCGTACTTACGTTCGCACAAACCACTTCGGCTGGACCATTGCCGGCTATGCGCCACGGATTCAAACCCCTTCTGAAGATGCTGCAGGTGAACCATAAAATTGCTCCAAAAGCCTAGCCAACTGGCTAGTATACTTCTCCGCGGAACTATAGTACAATAGGTTTACGGAACCAATAATATCTAGTAGGGCAAAGCCCAAGGAGAAAAAAGAATGAACGCCACCACAATGTTCGAGACCCTGTTGGAACGCCAAAATGAGAAGATGGTTACTACCGTTCGCGATATTGCCAAGTTGTTCGACGTCAAGAACTCCGCCGTGATCAAAGAACTCAAGCAGCCGGTCGAAGGCTATACGATCGAGTTCAGCGACGAGCAACCCCTCGGCACCAGCAGCATTATCGTCTATGACGCCGAGGAGGGCGAAAGCCCGTTGAGCATCTCGCAGCAAGAAGCGGAAAGCGATCTCGACGTGGTCACGCCGGAAGAAGATACTTTCAATGCCGATGACATGCCGGCTGCCGAAGCTGAGCCACAGGCCGTCATCGCTGAGCCTCCGGCTCCGGCTGTACGGTCAGCCCGCAGCTTCCAGCCTGGTGTATACCCTAGCTTCGCGACTGCTGAAGAAGCGGCTGCCGCACACCCCGAAGGCTATCTCAGCGTTGCCGAAATGCATCTGCACTTTGTTGGTCAGAAGATCCCCGTTAGCCGCTTTGTGAAGGCTATCGGTGGGGACCGCATGGCCCATCCAGTTCGCAACGACAACTGGAAGCCGTTTACGATCGGCACCGGCTCCAAGCGCTACATCAGCAAGAACTCCTTTGATGAGATCGAGGCCATCCGTTCTGAAGCTGTCGAGCGCACTGCCCCCAAGCCTCCGAAGGAGCCGAAAGCGTCAAAGGAGCCGAAAGCGCCCAAGACTCCCCGCAAGGCTGTGGTCGCCAAGACGACTCCCGAAGTGGCCAGCGAACCTGAAACGGTTGAGCAAGCCTGAGACCGTCTTCTGCAAGCCCTAAAGTAATCTAGTAGAGGGTCGGTCTTATGACCGACCCTATTTTGTTAGTAGGAGTGGACGCCTATGAACATCTTCCCTATCGAAGGAAAAGCCATCACATCCTTCTACCGGTCCAACGGTATTCGCGCTAGGGTAGACTGGAGGAAGTCGGTAGAGATCAAGACCGGCTATTTCAGATTTGCTCTGGAGATGGATCCCCGGGAACGGTTCAGTCGCATCGAGTCTAGCCATCGGGAGCTGGCCAACGTCGTGGCAAACCTACGGCGCAAGCACGGGATGAGCGGTGACATCCAGCTGATCCCGACCACGGTCCCCTTCCCCAGCATTGAGACGCCACACCCTAGCCCTATGGTGCTACAGGCTAGCAATCGCATCCTGCTGGAGGGCAAACCACATACCGGTGCCATCGGTCGCAGCTACCTAAGCGAAGTTAGGGAAGAGCAGGTAGACTTGGCGGACACCCCCCACTACCTGATAGCCGGTATCACCAATGCCGGGAAGAGCGTTCTGCTGCGGAACCTGCTGCTGAGCCTAGCCGCTCGCACGCCTAGCTCGGAACTGAAGTTCCTGCTGATCGACCTGAAGAATGAGGACCTGGTCCCCCTAGCGAAGTTACCGCATGTACTAGGCTTTGCCGGTACGACCGAGGCAGCGCTGGAGATGCTACAGTGGCTGGATGAGGAAAAGCGGCTTCGCATTGAGGATGCCAGCCGTAAGCCCTTCCGCATCATCACGGTAGTGGATGAGATGGCTCACCTAGCCGGTATCAAAGAAGCCACGGAGATCCTAGCCAAGCTAGCGACCATCGGTCGTAGCAAGTACCTGAACCTCATCGGAGCTACCC